ACTTTGTCAGTATCTTTTAATTTGTATCTATTTTTTAATTGATCTAATTCTTTAAACAATGCATCTTGATAATCTTGGAAATTTTCAACAGGCCCTAATTTAATTTTTTGTGGTGGAATTAAATTAAAAGTATTTTGCATATGTGCATTTGCATCTTGAATTGCTTTTTGTACAACATTACCTCCTGACATATCTGTTTCCACAACGTTGCCATTTTCATCATATTCAACTAAATTATGAAATTGAAGTACTGCTTTTTCATATGCTATAACATTTTTTGTAGCAGGATAAATAATTTCCATGTTAGCAAATATTTTTCCATTTTGGAATATACTATTTAATTTATCTATTCCTACTTTTGAAAATGCTGATTGTAAATCATTTCCAGCTTCTCCAAATGAGTCTGACAATGCTCCTCTTCCTGCAAATTTTGTTTGGAGTTCTTTAACCGTTAATGGATTAATACGTTCTTTAACTCCTCTAGCAAATTTTACTTGGCCATCTTTAACAGTCATAAAAATATTTTGGCCATCAGTTTTTTCAGTTACTGCAGATTCGATATCTAATCTACCTTCTAATGCTCGAGCGATCATTTCTTTCATATCCGCAAATGATAAATCATGTCTATCATATGGATGATTCATATGACCAGCTAATCCGCCTTCATTTAAATATTTTGTTCCAAATACCGTTTTTGGATATTTGTCAAAGTCATATGTAAACCCTCGATCATTTTTTTTATCTAAAAACGTACGTAGTTTTTTAATTTTTTTAGAATGGGCGTCTGATCCTTTTGGTGTCATATAGCCATCTTCAAATAATTCATTAGCATCATTTGTTAATTCTTGCAACAACCATTCTTTCATGCCCATTACATCGCCATATGTTTCTGCTCCGCCTAGCATTTGCCAAATATTTTTAATAATAGCTTCATCATAATTTGGATAACTTGCTTTAAATTTACTATATGCGTCTGCATTTAATGCTGCTCTTACTGCAGAAGCAGATATTGCATTACCGTCATCATATTTTAATGGATCTGCAGAAACTGTTAATTCTATAGCATCAACTCCAGCCGGAATTTTTCTTCCAGATCTATCTCCAATAGTTTTATATTTATCTATATTTGGTATAAAGGTTTTAACACGAACATAGTCATCATCTTTTTCAGATGCAGCTAATGCAAATCTACCTTGCGTATCTTCTGGTAAATTAAAAAGATATTCATATGCGGCCATTATTGGAGAATTAAAATCAGTAGATTGTATTTCAATATTATTATTTCTATTTAATAGATTAAACATTTTAATACTTTTATCTCTAGTTATCCCATCTCTTTCTTTTGGACCTATTAACATGATAACTCGATCAACATTAGGGTTTTGTGCATATCGTTGTGCAAGAGCCATATGAGCTCCTGTTATTGGCTTAAAGCCTCCTGGGAATAATACTGTTACGTTCTTCATTTTATATAAATATTACTTTAAATTATTATCATGATTAAAATAAGTTTTGCCAACCTGAGCCATTATAACATTGCAGTTTGATAGCATTTGTATTATAAACTATTAATCCTTCCGGTGGCGAGGATATTGCATCTCGTTGAGTCGATGTCATTCTTGGTGGTAAAAATCCTTGACTAGTTGAATCAACTTGTAAAGCTGCTGCTGAGTTGATAACTCCTCCATAGCCGCCTCCTATATATATTCCACCATTAGAAGTTGCCAGGCCTCTGTCAAAATTAATTTTACCGTTTGTATCAGATCCCCAATCAAATGACGATATTCCGATTGGCCTATAATCACTAGTAGATTTTAAAAATTGTATACGACATCCGCTCTGTAATTTCCAAAGTCCGCCTTGGTTATCATGATTGGTTGTGCCGTTTCCTATACTTCCTGCAGGGAGTCTTTTGCCATATGTATCTGAACCAATTGTTCTTGTTTGGTATAATTGATAGTGCCAATCATCTTTATCAGCGCCGAATGCATCAGTAAACAAATTATTTGATTCAGCTGATTTTAATGCTATATATACTGTAGCTACTACTTCAAGTTGTATAGCATCTCCTTCATCAATTCCAACTTCATCAGGAGTTATAATCATACCAATTGGATAATCAGGCGCGGTGTTAATACGAACTTGAGTAGCTATTTCTCCTCCTTGAGATCCATCTAATAGTAATTTTGTAAAGTTTAATGTTTGAGGTGTTCCACTAGAATCATTGATCGTTGTAGTATAATTTTCATAATATAAAGCTTTATCTGCAGTGCCGTCAATTTTAATAATACGATACATTACTAGATCTGCAATTAAATATTCGTTCAATCTCATTCGATTTGCATTAACTGCCCCATCTTGTGATACAGAAAAATTACTAGCTGATATAGCTAAATTACCATTTGATCCACTTATAAATACTGAACCTGATTTCCCTAGAAAAAATTTATCTGTTACTATTTCTAATTCACTTGGATCTGTACGAAATTTAAAATAACTTTCTGATGTAGCTACCATTTCTAATCCTACCCCAGTATATGGTGTAGCAGATTGTTCCGGTAATGCAGATCCAGAAAATAATAAAAATCCGCCTCCTCCATTTGATCCGGTTGCTTGATTAAATCCTTCATATCCTAATGATCTTATAAATCCTGTATTTTTTAATCCGGAAATATCAATGCCAGATCTTAAATTGTCGGCTACATATAATGATCCAGTAAGCATTGAAAATCCGCCATCTATATATCGATTTCCGCCTTGCCAATTCTTGTCATATATATAACTTACTGTTTTACTTCTATTTCCAACTATATTATAATATTCAACTTTAAATGATAATTGATTATCACTTTTATGTTTTGTTGGTATTTCTGAACGTATTCTTGTGTAATTTGGACTATATCCAATTTCTGCATTTGTTAATGTTCTTACATCGGCTATTTGCCATGCTCCTGAATCTATTACGAATAATAATGAACCGTTACCAGTTTTATCAGCTTTAAATTCAAATTCAATATCATCATATCTTTGATTGTCAGCTGTACATTCGATTTCTCCAATTTTTTTACCTAATTTGATAGGCAGATCTTGATTTAATATATCAGATGCGTTATAATTAAATGCAGATCCAGATGCATAAATAAATAATTTTGGATTCTTATTATTACTAACTGTACTTCTTGTTGCTAGTGCATCTAACGTTACTTTATATTCAGACTGACTAATAAAATAACCAGTATATTGATCTTTTACTTGTGTAACTAAAACATTGTTATTTGAAGTAATATCCGTTGAACTATCAATTAACATCCCATTATTAATCGAAGAAGTTGTCCATGTCAATGTAGGAGCAGTAGTTTCAGAATTACCTAAATATGTATGTCCTTCCCAATATGTGTCAATTACACTTTGAGTTGTGAATATTCCAATTGATTCGTCTGGAGTTAATGATGCTGTGGAATCTACGAATATTTCCGTTCCCTCTAATGCTACATCATTAACTATTTCCCATGTGCCAACATTTCCTTTTGTATTAGTATATACTTTAATTCTAGAAATATCACCAGCGCTTGGTTCTAATTTATCAATTTGTACTAATGCAAACGATTCAGAATGTTGAGTAGAAACATATGTAGGGATTGATTCATATGAAGCTGTATACGTAGTAGCAGTAAATGCATTATAAGTATGTGATGATATGCTTTGATTGCTATTTACTGTGTATGGAGTTTCCAATTGTATTGCAGTATCACTTAATATTTTTCTTATCTTTGATGTATATGTTGTATTTGTTACATTATATGTTGGGGTCGGTTGTAATGATAATGGAGTCGGTATAGTTATGGTTCCGCCTAACATTTCACCTGTAAATTTGCCGCCTGTAATTTTTAGAACAGGATAATTTTGATTATATAAATATTCTACAGTACCGGTTGAATATGTTGGAAATTGTGTATTTGTATACGATCTATCTAGTTGTACTCCGATATTTTCTGAAACTGTTACATTTGGTTCATTAACAAATATAATTTCTGATTCATTTGGAGTAGTAGGATTTGTTGGTAATTGTCTAGACCATTTAACATTGATTTTATTACGCCATTCAGCTGGAACATTTATATTATTTATAGTAGAAATTTCGCCAATTAACGTTACAGTTGATGGTCCAGGCGGAGTGTCTTCATAAATATATATTGCAATTACTCTAGATTTATCTTCATCAATATAACTTAATATTTCGCTATATATAGCATTACCATTTGCGTCTAGTACTTCACATTCAATATTTGAACCAAGCTTTAAATTTGATGCATTTCCTTGTAATTTAAATAAATTTTTTCCTGCTGTTAATCGTAATGGAAATTCAGTTATTTTAAATACATCTTCAGATGTTAATGATGTGTCAGTAAAAAATGTTGGTATATATTGAAGTCCAGAATATATTGCTCGTAATTTTGACATTGTACATTTTCTTTAATATAAATATTACGTGTGTACAATATGACTGAAATTATCAATTTTATTGACATCGATTAAATTATCAACCATGTCACGCATTGATTCTACATGAGATATAATAATTGAAAAGTCAAATTTAGTTCTAAAATAATCAAATAGGTTTGTTACTGCTGATATGTGTTCTTGATCTAAACTACCCCAGCCTTCATCGATAGCTATAAAATTAGGCCTTGGTAAAGCTGACACATTAATTAAAGCTACACGAATAGCTAATGAAGAAATAAATCGCTCCATTCCAGATGTTAATTCTAATGGCCAATAATTATCTTCGTCATATATAATGTAACCATTAATATTTTTACCGTCTGTATTTAATACCATATTAAAATCTACAACTTGATTTAAAACATTGTTAATTTCTGTTTCAATTTTTGGTAATGCTTTTTTAATTAATTCATATGGAACGCCATCTCTTTTTACAGATTTTAAATAATATTCATATGCTTTATATTCTGTTTCGAGTTGTTTATATGTGTCTAATTGTTCTAATGCTGTTTTCTTTTTAGTTTTAGCTACTTCAATTTCTCCATGATTTGATTTAATTGCATCTGTAATTGTTTTTAATGTGGATACAATATCTGATATTAATTTCTTTTTGTTTGATATTTTTTCATCTATAGACTTATTATGTATAATTGCAGACTCATTTTTTCTAAATAATTCTTGTCTTTCTAAACATGTTTCTAATTCAGATTCTTTTGTTTGCATATCACTTTCAAATATCTGTAATTGTAATTCTTGTTTATCTAATGTATTTCTAAGATCTTGTTTTTCTTGAATTTTATCTATTTCGTCTTGTATAATATTTAATTTCATTTTAGAAGATCTCAAAATTTGTTCTTCTTTTAATAAGTTTTTTTCTTCTATAGGAATTTGTTTTTCTGCTTCTTTAGCTTCTTGTACAAATATATTTGATACACAATATTTACATTCTGGATCATATTCATGATCTTTTAAATTATCTATTTTTTCTTGTAAATATATAAGCTCCGCTTGATGTCTATGTATCCATCTAGTAGATTCTCCTATAGACTTATTAATATTATCTTTTTTTATGTTACGAACATTTAAATCTGATTGAAAGTCATAGTCTGTGCCATATTTACATTGACTATTTAATGTATCAATTGTAGATTCATGTTCTTCTATATTATTTTGTAATTCTTCTATAGCTTCTTCAAGATTTGTTTGAGTATCTTCTAAATCTTCAATATTAGGTCCGTCATATGACATTGGTTGTTTTGATTCAATTAAATCAACTATACCATTCTGTAAGTTATTTCTAGAATCTTGTAATTCATTGTCATTTTTTTCTAATTCAATTATTGTATCTTGATTTGCAATAATAATATCATCTGATTCTTTTATTATAGATCCAAAGTCTGTTTTCTTATATTCTTTTAATTTACCTGCAGTTTCTTTTATTTCCTCTGAAGCTAGATTATAAAGTTGTTCAAAAACTGTAGTGTCTAGAAATTGTGATAGTAAATCTTTTCTTTCTCTCTGAGACTTTTCTATAAAATTATTATTATCAGCTTGTAATGAAAATGCAGTTAAAATAAAATCATCATATGTTCCTAGATATCTTCGTATACTTTTATTTGTATCACTACGTTCTTCTCCGTTTAAATTTTCATCTTCATTATAAAAATTAACATTTACTTTAACATGGCCATGTTTTAATGTTATACCTTCACGTTCAATTGTATATAATTTATTATTTAATTTAAATTTAAAAATGCCTTTAAATGTAGATTTTTTATTATTTAAAACTTCTTTTGATTTACTAGTTTTACTACATTTATCGAATATTGTATATATTATAGAATCTAATAATGATGATTTACCAGATGCATTTGCAGCAAATAATCCTATGACATCAGATAATTTAGAGAAATCTACTTTATTTCTTTCCCCATATGAAAACATGTTATCAAACTCAAAAGACACTGGGTACCATGTTACATTTCTAACTGAATCTAATATAGGTAACTTTGAGTTAATAGTTCTATTAATATGTCGTATAGCGTCTAATTCTTTTTTATCTGCGTCAGGATGATTTTCTTCAATAAATTGTGTTATTAAATTATTTTGATATTCTACATCTCTAACATTACCAATTGATATTGATCCATTTTGATTACTCTCAATATGATTAGCAGTTCGTTGTATAGATATATCTTGTACTTTATATTTTTTTCGAATTGTTGCAATTAATTTTTTAATATCTGATGCATCAGTATCAGCAAATTTAATTCTAACTCTAGGTTTATTTGGTACACGGTGTGGGGATTTTATAATTTTTGCGTTTTCTACTTCAAAAGTAACATATCCATATTCATTTGGAATTTCAACAAATTCTGCGGACTTATCTGGTAGATCCCATATTAATATGCCATGATCAAGTGCTTCTCCATGGTTTTGTTGAATTAATGATCCAGGATATCCAATTGTTTTTTCTTCGTTTAAGAATTGTGCAGGTTTGTGTATATCGCCTAGTAATGTTAAATCATGTCCTTGAAATAATTCGGTAGTAACATTTTCATTTGAAATTTGAAACCCTATATCAGTTTTAGCACTATGTACAGCTCCATGATGTAATGCTATTTTATAATGTCCTTCAAAATCTTTTGCTTTAATATAATCTTTTGGAGCAACGTCAACTGCCATATGATTAAATATAATATTGGAAAAACTAAATAAGCCATTATCTTTTATAAAATGAATATTATCATTATTAATAACGTCCAATATTGGAGATATTGCGTCTAATCTATACAAATTATTTAAATTCATATCATGATTACCTAATATAACAATTGTAGGTATTTGAAATCCATTAAAGAATTTTGTTAACATGTTAATTAATTCTGGTGACATATCTAGTTTAGAGTGTACTATATCGCCTGTTAATACACAAATACTTTGGTCCGTTGCATGTTGAGCTATATGTAAAAATAAATTGTCAAATACTTCTTGATATTCTTTGTGTCGTTTCAATGTACGAATATGTATATCAGATATATGAAATATCTTATCAACAGCTGTAATATTAGTTTTTATTGTTTTTATTTCCATAATGAATTTATTTCCATTTGCATCAATTCTTCAAAAGAAAATTGATATGTGTCTTGAATTTTTTCAGTAATTTTTTCATATCCTAATTCGTTAGGATCATGATCATCTAATTTAACTAAATGTACTTTTATACCTTCGGTCAGAAATGTATGAGCTATATGCTTTGCATTTTTTATTGCATCTTGATCTAAACATATATAGATTTCTTTTACTCCCTCTTCGATAATTTTTATTCGAAGATTAGGATTAATCATTTTACCAAATAATGGTATTGCATTTCTTTTAATTGTAATAGCATCAAAAGCGCCTTCACATAATATAATAGGTTCATTCCAATTAATTAACATATCAAATCCTATAATATCTTTTGATACTTTTGGATTCTTGTGTTTATATGAATCATGTTCATAAAATGCTCTTGATACAAAATAATTTAATTGTCCTTCGCAGTCATAACTTGGAATAATTATTTTTCCAGAATATGGACCATTCTCAGCATATCCTATTCTGTATCGAATTATATCAAATATTGATATTCCACGACCTTTTAAATAATGCATTGCATTTCGATAATCAGGGGATGTTCTTTTTAGCCATAACGGCCTATAATCTTCTGGTAATTGTATTACCTCTTCAATTTGATTTTTATCTTGAGAGTTATTTCTATACTTAGATCTTTCAATTATTTTACTTAGTTTATCAAATTTATCTTGAGATAATTTTAATTGCTTAAATAAAGAATGTATAGATCTGCCTTTTTTATTGGATATCCAACAGTGCCATGGATTCTGGCCTTCGCTGTCAGTATTAATATCAATTTCTAATTTAGGTTTATAATGTGAAGTAAACGGGGAGAAAAATGCTATATTATCGCCTGATGTTGGTTTACCTTTACCTAATGTAGATTCTAGTAATTGAAGTAACTTAAGATTCTTCATATATATATTATAAGTAAATTTAGTTAGAAATCAAAAGTATAGGCTTTATATTATACTGGTTAGACACATTCATTACATTAAATAGTCTAACGAATCATCATTTAATAATAATAAATTATATTAAAAGATTTCATCTTTATATTAAATACATTAAGAAAATAATGATTATTTTTCAATTATCCAACCATTAACCAAAAAACTTGATTACATTTGGCTTTTCGTCGACTTTGCAACATTCGGCCAACCATTCCGGCGGCATATCTTTCTTAGCAACATATTTAATGCCAATTTTCAAAGCATAAGCTTCATATGTTGTTTTAGATCCTTTTGATATTTTTTGATTGGGGTTTTGAAATATTATTCTTAAATCTATATCAGGATTAGAAGCTAATATATTTTTCATTTTTTGTCGATCAGTACTAGTCCATCTGCCTTTAGTTTCGATATACATGGTATTGCCATCTTTTTTTGTGAAAATAAAATCCGGTGTATATTTTGAATTTTTTTGTGGCACTACATATTGTAATGTCTCCGTTTCATAATTTACAGGATATTTTGCTTCTTTTATTTGATCTGCTACTTTTAATTCTAATCCAGATCTATAACCGTATTTATATGCCGCTTGGCGTTGTTTACTACCGGCGGTATGCCAATGATTTTTTTTCATAACTTTTTTCTTTTTATTCTACAGATCCTTCTTCTTCAGAATTTGTATTAGGATCTGGAACACGACCTAAATCTTGAGAAGGCCATGTTTGTAATTTATCTAAATCTTGATGAAATTTTACAACATTGTTATTAAATGGTAAAATAATTTGATTAGTGTCTCGATTATATGTAGCTATATCATTTTCTAATAAAGACATTAAGATTCCATCTCTAGCTGCAGAAGTAGTGGTAGTATCATTTGGAAATTCTCCAACTTGTTCAGTAAAATTCGGCGGATTGGTTTGATAAATAAAATTGAGTATACCATTTTTAGTAACTGCTTCCGTATTTATCATACTATCTGTTATTATTGCCCAACGAATAGCCTTATCCATATCCCCAGATCCATCAAAATCTCCAGAAATCCAATTAGGAGCTATAGATCTTAAGATACTATATTCAGTTGATTCTCCACTTTGCCATTTTTCAAGATCAAATGTCATTTTTCCACTTGCACGATTACCGCTTGATATAGAAGATCGTAAAGAATCTTCTGCAGAATCCCATTGTTTCAAATATACATTACCATTTCTAATAAAGAAAAAATCAGTTGGTCCTGATTCTTGGCTTTTATGTTTTTCAGCAACTTTTTTAATAATTGCATCAACCGCTTGATAATCATTTAATGAGTTTATTCCTACAGTCGAATTTAAAACATTTTCGAATTTCGCAGCATTAAATCCACCGGCGCCTACTCCAATTAAATTTGCTAAATTACCAGGAAATGTTGCAGTCTTTGGATTTGCTGATACTATAACTCTTACTGCAACTTGATCCATACGTTGCGGCGTACTAATTTTTTTTTGTTGAGTTTGTTGTGATATTTTGAAATTTGTATTAAACCAATTTTCATTTTTATCTCCAATATAAACTGATGCATCCCAAATAGCTTTTTCATCATAATCTGTTGCCCAGTTAACATCTGTCCATTCCGTTCGATCGCCAAGTTTCGGATAATTTGTTAGATATATAATATCGTCTGAACCACGTAATAATGCCTGGTTTTGCCCTACGCTTGGAGTAATACTTTTTATCGATGATTTAAAGCCTGATGGACTCAATAAATAATCCATTGCAGAATAAAAATCATTAGCTATAATATCGTCTACATCTTCAGCAAAAGCTTTAGCAGCTTCCAGTATCTCCCAAGCTAATAAGTCTATCGATCCACCTGAAGGAATCTCATGATCATATTTATCTAATTGTATTTGAAATTTAGCATTTTCACCTCCTGGAAAATAAAATGTTTTTCCCGTTGAAGCCAATTGGATCTTCCATGTCATATTGCTATTATTATACTTCTTTAATTGTGGCAGGCTGATTGGAGCATCTGCTTCCTGTAATATTTTTCTAGCTATATTTGTTAATTTCATATTAATATCCTTAACCTCGGTCATTCTTCCTCTTCTTCTTGTTATTCTTTTCTCCATCCTCTGGCTCAGTTACTGCTTCAGGAGGATCTTCTTGTTTATATCCGTTTTCTTTATCGTTCATATAAGCTTCGCCATGTTCGGCCCATGCATCTTCCACAACACTAGACATATCACCAGTAGCATCTAATATAGAATCACCTGTTCGATCTTGATTAAAATCTGTATTCATTCTAACCCAATTTCGAAATGAATTAATTTCAGTAACATTTCGAAATGGCATTGCGTCTTCATTATTAGTTATAGTTTCTGTTTCTTCCGGTTCTGGTTCTTCTGTGCCTAAAGCTTTTTTAATTTCTTCTTTTGATAATGCTGTTATAACTCTTTCACCTTCTTCATAATCAGCATAGCTTACATAAAACCCATCAGTTGTTAATAATTTTTCTGCAGCTGTTTCACTAGCATCATCCCATACACCGGTAACTGGAATCTTCCTCTTTTTTTGCCACGCTTTCAAAACTGTTTCTAAATCTTTATCAAATAAATCACTTCCTTCAGGCAATCCAACTAATTGACGTATTTTATTAACTATCGGTTTATAGGCGTCTAGCTTTACATCTACTGCAGAAAATGGAATCCATTCCATCCATTTTTTATTGTTTTTTTCTATTGCATCAGCTTTAACTTGTTTTTCTTTTTCAGAAGATCTAAGATCTTTTACTGCATTTTTAATTGCATCTAATCCATAATATGTAAATTTTCCTGATGAAGGTAATTTTGTATCCGATCTAAATTTAGATGATAATGCAGTTATATTGTCAACAAAATCTTTTTTTAATATTATAACTAACCATTTCTTTCCTTTATAAGGTTCTACTAATGCAATATTCGACAAAGTAGGATCATTTAATCTAGTAGTAAGGTCAAAAGCTATACCAAAATCAATTCTTAAATTTTTTAAATTATCCATTTTAGGATAATTTACAGGAAATAATTTTTTGTCGCCATCTTTCATTTTCCCTTGTTTTGGAGGCGTAAATATATATACTTGATATAAATCTTCTCTACCATTAAAAACTTGTAATAATTCTAGTTCATTATTTTTTAAATATTTTTCAAACTGTTTCGCATTCATTGTGCTATAAGCATTACCAGCAGCACTTTCGTCTAATATTATTTGTTTTAATGTCTTCATTTTATATAAATATATCTTACCAATCAATCATGACTAAATTTCCATTCCATGTCATTATATTGTCTGGTTTAAAGTCTAATGAGATATCTAAGTCGCCAATTCCTGTCTTTTTTACTTGTTGTTCTAATGCTCTTAAAAAGCTTCCAAATTTTGGATCAATATCACGAGCGCCGTCTGCATTTAAATAATCAAATATACTAGTTTCACCACCTTGTTGTCTAGCAAATTCTTTATAATTTTCATAAAAATTTTCAATTTGCTGTTTAGATTTAGAATCCAATTGTTCAGCTTTATTCATGATATACATTTTACGTTCGCTATCTGAATAATGTACTGGTATAAATGCATTAAATTCTCCATACCTTCCAACAATAACATCAGCAACAGCTGTTTCATCAGGTTCTGTAGTTATTTTAAATAATAAATCTTCGCCATTTAATTGATATACTTTTCCATTATCACCTCTATTAAAAAATGTATAATCTTTATTTTTTATTTTTTGTAATAATCTAGTTGCTTCATCTTCAGCAATTTCATTTAATATATGTTTTAAGTTTATCATGATATTACCTCGTTACAATATTTTTAACTTGTGTTCCTTGTGCAATATCTTTAAAATTACCTGATGTTATAACTGTTGTCGCTGGAGGTGGTGGTGGAGATTTTGAATTATTTTTAACTGGTTTATTTTTATCTAAGTCAATTGATATTAAAAAATTCATATCAATGTCATTTCTATTTTTTACCGGCTGGCCTAGTTTACCTATAGCTAATAATTGACCTACATCATTATATAATCCTATTGTAGTAATATAAGGTACAAAGTCGCTGCCAGTTGCCCAAGATTGTATATTCATATTATTGTCAGTTAAAATAGAAGGGTTTTGTGATATATTAAAATCATTTTCATCAACCCGAGCTAGTATCGAATGTTCATATAATTTAACTGTGCTTTTATAACTAGCAGTATAATTTGTAGTTATTAATTCATTATATCTATAATCTGGACTAGATATTACTATTAAGCCTTGCTTATTAAATACATTCCCAACCCTATTAGTTTGCAATACTCCTCCGCTCACACTACGGTCCATTAACGTGCTTATATGTGCTTGTGTTAACGTCTTATTAAAAATCCTAATTTCATCTAGATATCCACTATAACCTTCTAATCCGGAGCCATAGCCACCTATTTTTAATCCATAATCGTTGTTAATTGTAGCAGACGATGTAAATGGAGAATTAAATTGATGTTTCAATAAATTAAAACTACCAGATGAATGTTTTATTCCATTTAACCATAATTCTAAATTGCTTCCGGACTTTTGACATACAACATGATGCCAAGAACTTGTTACTGCTGTCGAAGAAGTAATTTGTGCTATATAATTAGTCGCGCCTGCTGCCGAAAAATGTAATTGTTTTGAACCACTTAATTCTATTTTAAATGGATAAACATAATCAATTGAAGATGAAACTTTACCTAATACTAACATCTTTTTATTATGAGATGTTACCGACGCAGATATAAAAAATGATATTGCATAATCTTCATATCTATCATAGGTGCCAGGCAAATCTGTTTCTATATACCCCGATCCTTTAAAATTAACAGATTTACCAATTGGTAATTTACTGCCATATGAACCAGATATTCCAGTTTGAAATGATAATCTATTTCCTCCGTTTCTATCAATTATTGATTTTGGATATCTAGTATTAAATCTAGATTCATCGAAGTATTCATTGAATCCTTCAGAAAAAGTTTCTTGTCCTGGAAATGAACCTGTATTGATATCATTATTATAAATATTTGAGTATCGATCTGAAAGCAAATTATATTGTGCTACCGAAGGCAGACTTACATATGAAAACGGATGAGTGAAATCTTCGGAAGCGTCATTTATATCATCTCCACTAATGTCAAATGTTCCCGTGACAGTACGAAATGTTAATGTCATAGGAGAAATAGTAGACGATATTACTATTCCTTGAAAACTTGGATTGCCATTTTGTGAAAATGTTTCTCCTGGTATAAGTAATCCGCTAATGCCACTTCCGGAAATTTTAATATTATCATCTGCTAAAGAACTAGTTAATGTAAATGATGCTGGTTTTATTCTATCACCCATTTTAATCTGAGGGATACTAAATACAGATGCTGATTCATATAAAAATTTAGGAGATCGATTTAAATCTGTTGGCCCATGTGTTTTTGAAGGCTCATGTTTACGTTTATAAAATAATTGGTCAATTGAATTGTATATTGCAAATTGATATGAACCATCGGAATTGATAGCATCATTAAATGGTTTACTACTAGAAATATTAGGAAATCCTTCCACATATATTCCTTGCAATTGACTATAATTTTCAGATACAGCACTTCCAGAATAAAATGTAAATTGTTTATGTGCTTCAAACGGATTTACAGAATAATCAGTAGGCTCAATTTTTTTAAATACGGTTGGAGCGACTCCTTTATATGTTGTTATTTCATTTGACATATTAGTAAAAACCTGTTATACTTTATATAATATAAATATAACAGGCTATAATTCATTGGAGTAAATTTAAAAATCTAATTTTACTCTTACCAATGCTTCTTTTGAAAAGTTTTTCAATAATGGCTTACTTAATTTAGCTACAGCTAATAATTCTTGACTATCATTATATAACCCAATTGTTGTGATATATGTTGACGGATCGCCTATAAATGTTGTTTGAGTAAACTCTCCTACACTACCTGTCGTAAAAGATGGATTATTTGAAAAGTTATAATTTCCATTTTTTACTCTAACAAAATAATGAGTACTTGTAATCGTTTCTTGATTCCTTGCTTCAAACGATTGGCCATTTGCACCAAATGATCCAGATATTGAATGAAATAATGCAAAATGATTATTGCCTTCAGAATTAGAACCTGTATTAGTAGCAAATCCTAAGTCTTGATCTAACATTTTACCATCTAAAACAATTGAACCATATTTTGGATAAAATAATCCATAATATATTGGATCTGTTGGATTATGAATTCCATTATCAATACTACCTGATACTACATTGAATACTTTTCCTGAAGATGTAGATGTTCCTGCAGATATTGATGAGTCATCGATAAATGTGAATGTCTTTGCCGATCCGGATAATTCAACTGATCCTGTTGCGTTCGTTGCTCTAGAAGAAGATATTGTAGATAAAGGTAATTGCCAATTTCCGGCGTCTAATTGTTCTTTCATTCTATTTCGTTGTACATTTACAACATATATATATTCTGTACTTCCACTTCCAGCTGTTATAAAACGTGATGCATCTTGTTCTAACAATAATTGTTTATATTGAGCATAAACAGCTTTAGAAGCAGGATCATCATTACCCAAATTTGAAGAACCACTTCCTAATACATGACCAAATGCACATGCAAATTGTACAGCCGAACCAGTTAGTTGTGGAGATTTTTGTAAAACATCTACATAATATCTTCGTTGTGAATTTGTTTGAGCAGATGAAGAATAAAATGTATCTAATAATCCTTGATTATCACTCCATAACCCAGCTGTTACAATTTGTGTTTGTTTGTCTACTATATCTTCAACTGCGTTAAATCTAGAAAATGTTTTTCCTGAATTTGATAATATATTAACTTGTTGTTGATCAGCTACTATTTGATCTGCCAACTGCTGAGCTAATTGCTGTACTTGTGCATTCATATCAACAGCGCCCGCTGCGGCATTTTGTGCTGCAGGCGATGAATATGTTGGAGACTGATTCGCAGGAGACTGATTTATGTTAGATTTACCAGCATTATTGCCAGAAGTACCTTTTTGGCTTTGTTTTGGTAATTGTTTTAAAAAATTTATTTTTTTCATGATTTTATTTGCCTAATATTTATGAAGATTGTGAAGTGGCAGTTTGAGTAGTTACTTTTTTAACTGTTAAATTAATAGTAGTACTACCACCCGTTTCATTTCCAATTATAGTAATTGTAGTAGTTTTATCTTCAGTTGCCTGATATTTTGCTCTAACTTCAAATACAAATCCTGCAACTGCAACACTTTGTGCATCTTCATTATCTCCAACAAATCTAGGAGTCGTTGGTAATGTAGAATTTGATAACGGTTGTGTTACAATTATATCAGCACAATCACTATTTCCTAATATTGCTGTGTAACCCAATGTAGAATTTCCGCCTTGCAAATTACTTGTATTTGGTGAAATTAAAGAAGTATCACCAGGGCCTAATAATGTTATACTACCATTACCTACTGTAACAACTGGAATTTGCGTCGTTGCTTTTGGTAATGATACCAATTTATATTTTAATGCTTGAGTTTCATCCGGAATAGCTTCTGTTATAGGCATATTTTCAATAATTATACCATAGTAATCAGTACCCAACGGATGGTTTGGATTCCATAATGAATAATCAATCTCATCGTCACCAACTGCAAATTGTGTAATATTAAATGAATTATCACCCCTTGCTAGTAGTTCACGTCCTTTCAATGTTAATATCGCATCGACTGTAACTGAACTGTTATTTAAATATCCCATATTTTTTATTACCTTTATTAATAAATATTACAATGTAATATTTTTCTATCTTTTTAAGTTTATTTATTGCCTACTACAAAAGTACCACCACTTCCTCCGCCTTGTACAACAACTGTATTCGGATTTGCAGGAATAATTTCAACAACTGGGCCTCCATCAACCGTATCAGCTGATGCTATATTAAAATCAGGACTAGTCATTTGACAACCATTATATTCTAAATTTGCAGTGCCTGCTGGGGTAAAATCTTGTATTTCTGCGTCACGATATATAAAAGTTGATACAGATCCAGACATATAATATAATTTCATTGATACTTTAGATACAGTAATTGTTGAATTACCGAGACCTTGATAAAATTGAAATCCAAACGACATTCGATTCGTGCCAGTTAATGCTGAATATAATTCTGCAGAAGTCAATCCCCATGTATCATCAGGCCCTCCATATGTTTTAGTTGACTGCGAAGTAGTTGGCCATAAAACAACAAGCCCAGGAGTGTACACCCCCTTGTTTTCTCCAACATTTATATCACTTGAGTGATCACTATATAAACTAGCAGTATAAGGAACTGAATAACCCTGGGTCGTAGTTTTTGCTTCAACATCAACTTCTAAGCCTAACAGATTACCAGCATCACTAATACTAAGTAGCGAGCTCCATGACCATGAAGATGCATGCAAAACATCTGAATATTCGGTGGTCAGTACTTCACTAAACGTATCACCGCCAGAAGTTATATTATTAGGATTAATCCAATCATGTTCTGTGCCAGGCTCATACGGATTAACTCTAGTAGACCCATTCCCGGGAAATTCTTTGAAACTAGATGTTGATGTAGATGACGCAGGAGTTTCAGAATATAATAATTGATATATTTCTGATACTCTACTAGAACTAATATATGGAGTAACAGCTTCGCAATATCTAGAAGATGTTACAGTGAGCCATGAGCTTCCTGATCTTATAATTTCCGGATAACAATATTGAGTTCCATCAAATTTTGTGTCTGAACTACTTGTTAGCATTGCTTGGTATTGATCATCATCGTTACCAGAAGCAGAAATTATACGATTAATTTGACCATTATATACATCGTAACTAGAAGTCAATGAGTTTTTAGTAATTTGTATTGTATCAGAAAATGTATCTAATGTGTTAGATATTGTCGGTAAAACTGTACCTTTACTTCTTTCTAATATATTTGGTTGTATTAATAATCCTGTTATTTTATCAACTCGTGCAGGAAGTAATTGATCTAATTGTCTAAAAAATGATAAATCAAACATTGAAAATATTTTAATATATGCATTCATATCATTTTTGTCAATATATTTTTTCCAATAATCTTCTGCTACTCGTATTAAATCTGGATATGCATTTGAATCTTGATCTCCCGGATCACCAATAAAGTTATCTAAACTTGTAAATCCTAATTGTGCAATGACATCTTCATTAATCATTGTTTGTGGAGAATAATATACTCCTAATTTTTTACTATCTAATGGTGATTTATCAAATTGACTTCGTTCGGCTCTTGTTTTTAAATCTAATGTTCCAACTAAGTTATTTGATTCTAATCGAACTTTATTATCATCAAAAGTACCAGCTCCAATTGAGATACCATCATAATAATACATTTCTTCAATATCACTATACGGAGAATCATTAGTCCATGATCTAAACGAAGAACTTATACTAGATGAAACAGGTTGAACTCCTTGTATCGTTGGTATAGTAGTATGATTAATTTTTTGATTTAATGGTAATCTATATATTAATTCGTTATATGTATTTGTATTTCCGTCATATGCGCCTGGAGCTTTTGTATGATTTTCAAAAGGCATATTTTCTAATGGATATTCCCATAACCTAAATTCTTGTAATTCTCCTTCTAATCTTACGCCTGCAGTACTTGAACTTCCAAATGTTATAGATCCAGAATCTAATAATTGTTGTGGGTGATTATATGAAGAAGTTACCGTTGCAACAATTTTACCATATTTAGACTTTTTAGCAGTTAATTTTAATTCAGATCCACTATTTTCTAATACTGTATTTACCCAATTACCATCAAAACACTCAATCTCTGCAGAAGCAGTGCCATTAACTCGAATTTTACCTAATGTTCCTCTAGAAAATGCTACATCTACAAAAATATCTTCTGATCCTGTTGCATTAATAGTATATAAATTCATTACTCCAGACATTGTCGGATTCGTTAATACGTTATCTGTTCTAAATCTTAATTCAACAGCTTGAGGCCTTTTATAAGGCGGTAGATCAGCTCCCCACGTAGTTGTAACAGTTCCAGCTGGGTTTCTTATTAAATCTAATGCATAATCAAAATTTAATTTTTCATATATAGGCGCCCGTTCGATTCGAGGGCCGCCATATTCTTTTATAGTTATTAAAGATTGAGGGACGCCATAACAAGCTAATAATGATTGTATACTACGTTTAGTGCCTTTTGATTTTAACAAACCTGGTAAATTATTAACAATTCTTCTCCATATATGATATGTCATATCCTGGTTTGATACAGCCGGCTTTCCGATACTATTCGATCCAGTTAAAGGTATTCCAGCTTCACTTGTACCTAATGTATATTCCCATAAATTTTTACTTTGATTGCCATTTGATAAATTCCAACCAAATTGTTTTGCAACTGAATATAATAATTCATTAGGCATACCCAGATCTGGATGTTCCTCTCTAGAATTTATTAATGTCATTGTTTTAATATATGTATGTAATATATCATAATGTTGACCTAACATATTCACGAAAGGCGCCAATTGAGTATTTGTTCGATCAAATCTTATAAATTCTGGAATTGATTTTATTATTGCATTTTGATTTTCTCGATCATATTTCGAAGATGTAACAATTAAATTATCATACCATGTTTCAAATGCACTACTGCTAATTGAATATAATGTATATGGATATGTAGTATTAGTCTTAGGAGCAGGTGTTATATAACTACCAGTAAAAAAATCTACGTTAGGTTCAATTGATGGAATTTCATGAGAAAATAATCCCGACGACGATTGATAATACATGAATTTTTCGAAATCGTCAAATCCTCCAATTAACTTACTTTTTTTAGAATTATAATCAGCTATATTAGTAGTAGCATTACTTCCTGACAACAATGAAACTACAGATGATTGTGAAGTATATAATTCAACTAGTTCTAATTTATATTTAAAATTCTTTAAACGTTCTGTTGCTGAACTATAAAATATAAAATTATTAAAATCTGTATAATCAATATTAGGTTTAACTCCATGTAAACTTCCAGAAAAATATGCATCAATTATTTCTTGTGAAGTTTGTACAGATGAACCTAATAAATCATTCCATGACTTTAAATTTGTTTCAGCTGAAGTATCACTTAATGGAGTATTGGCCTGCCAATTTGGTCCTTGTAAAGGAATATAACCTATTTGCGAACTAGGTTCATATAAAACAACATTATCAATATATGGATATTTTAATTCTTCTACAACCCAACATTTGAATTGTTCTTCAATAATATCATCAATTGGATCAGCTAATTTAACGTATAAATATTCGCCAATTACTACACTATTAACAAATTTAAAGCATTGATTTCTACTAAAATTTAGCAAATAAGTTTTAGAAAATCCTGTCAAAGAAGTTTGTTGTACATTATTTATATAGTCATTGATTTGACTTAAAAAGTCTGAATTTTTTTTATCAATAGCTTTTAAACGTATTTCTGTACGGTCTGGAGATATTTCGTCAACTTTAAGATATTGTTGATTATAGCTCCCAATACAATTTTTAAAAAAGTTAATAACAAAACGAAATTGACCTGATGTTATTTGTAATTTTTTAAATTCATCATATAATGGAATGTTAAGCCAATTCGATGGAAAATTAATTGATGTATTTAAATCTGTATCAAAAAATGGAGAATTTGGCGGAGACGAATTTGCATCTGGTACATCATATTCACCTGATATCCATGTCTGATCAGAATATACATGTAATTCCATTTGATTGTTATAATCATATAATTGAGCTCCTGGTGAAATTGATGGATTAAACTCAATACGATTATTAAGTGGATATGATAATAATGATCTAGATTTTTCTTGTATTCGATTACCTGATATAGATTTATCAGCATTTAATATTTCGTCAAGATTTTTATATTGTTTTAACATTTATTATTGTACCCCATAATTTCCTGAGCCAGGATCATTAATTACTTGAATATCCCAATGACTTACATCTGCAAGATAATAGCTTTTATATTGTGCACATAATTGAATAAACCATTTATCATAATCAAATGCTTCGTCGATATCTATTATATACTCCATATTTAAACTTGTATATGCGCTAGTTGTTGAACTATTTGCTGAAGATTTTTTTATAATATTAGGAGGACATTTTGTATCAAATACCATTTGTCCAGCTGGCGAAATATCAAAATTTGCTCTCCAAGCGCCAGGCATCGTTCTTGTAAGAACCATACCATAATAACATCCTTGTCCATATTGTGTATTTCCAGAAGAGCTGGCTTGTCCACCAGCTGCTGTAATATAACATTGTATAGTAATATCAAATTTCAATGTTTTATTAGCTTCCCGCAAAGCAATAATCATTTCAGGCGTTAATGTAAATGTTCCTTCTTCAAATTGATCTAATCCTTTTTGTGTTTTTATAAATGGAAAACGTGACCAGCCTAATCTAGGCTTAATTCCTAAATCTCCAAAGTCGGCTACAGTGTCTGTAGTATAATTAAGATCGCCACTATCAAACCAAGCGTTTCTCCAAGCTTCATCATACGTATTATAACTAGATGGAATTTCATTATCAAACCATTTCATTGGGGTTGCATTACCACTCGTTGGCGTTTTATTAATAGGGATTCCAATACAAATTCGTTTCCACGTAACTGGCTGGCCTAATTCATCTATTTGAACTTCGGGTACATATCTAGTATTAAATTCTTCGGTAGGATCGTTTATTCCAATTTCTATATTTAAATTATCAAACCCAAGATTACTACCATCAGATTTAGATTTAGCTGGAAATTTAAAATAAGTAAATTGTGTTTTTGAAACATCAACCACCGATTTATTTAGTATTCTTTCTATAGATGGTTCTATGATTAAATTTTGTGTTGACCCGGGTTGACGAGGCACAGGCTCTAATATAATATTTCCTGCATCATCTCTATTCATTACAAATTTATTATTAGATTTATATGTTAATCCTTTTTGTATATAAGGCTGTTGGATCTGTTGGTCTAATCCATTTGGTAAAGTTACTGGAACGAATGCCTTCTGGATGCCACCTGCTTTTATAGAGCCTTTGAAATTTCCTTTTGGGTTTGCCATATTTTCCTTATCTAATTATTTTAAAATAAAACTCATCATCAATAAAATCTTCCATATAACCATTTACAATTTTAAATTCTAATCGGTAATAACGTTCTGGCATTAAGCCTGACATATCCATCGTAATAAAATTACTCGTCTCATCACAACTAACTTTTGTATAATTACTATCATATGGAATAACAACTTCATCGGTAGCTGCATCTTTAAGCGAATATAATGTTGTATTAGGTAAATATTTAACAGTTGTCATTGGAAATTTATTAGTAGGAGACTTTTGTGGATATTTATCTCTTGAATAAATACGTATTTTTGACACAGCTGTATCTTTATATTCTTTTTTTAATTGAGTATATAATGTATATGAATCTGGATTATATTCAACTAATGACCCAGTATCAAATGTAGATTTATCAAAATACATTGTTAATCTAGGAACATATATAGTATGAGTTTCTCTACTAAAAAATCTAACATATCCTGTTATTGAAGTATCAGATTCATTTTGATCAGAAAATTTAAGTAAAAAGCCAAAGTTAGGAATAATTTTACCCCCACTACCGCTTATCCACGTTTTAACAGCACCTGTTACATCGATATTTAAATCTGTGGGTCTATATGAAAATGATTCATTTAAATTTAATCCAGGCTGATTTGAAAATGATTGTGAGAAAGCAGTAGATCCAAAAACACCAGATCCTGATTGGTATAACCAACTACCCCCTTTTCCTGAGCCTGAAATATATAAACTACTGCCGCTTATATTTATGTCTTGACTTCCTGAAGTCCAAAAATAAGATCCTGATTTTGGGGTATTCCATGTTACACCATCAATAATTGGAACATTAACTGATTCAAATCCTGTACCATTTGTCCACGCATCACCCACAAGATTTGCATCAATTGTATAATTTGCTGATAAATTTTTTGCATGGGTAGTATATAATTGTAACATAAATTTACAATTTTCAATATTGATATCATATTTTGTCAAAGCAGAATTAACATCTGCCATATCAAACTTTAAAACTGATCTTGATTTTAAGTAATTGCTGCCAGATATTGAAGATAATCTTTTTCCAACTTCTAATATTTCATCTAAACCTGTATTATTCTTAGGTAAAGCTTCATATAAAGTTGCGTCTGATTCTGGATATATTATTTTAAACATTATTTACCTTTAATAATTCGTAGTTTTTCCTTTAATATCTTTATCTGGAAATTTAATTTCAAATATAGATGGATCTAGTGATGGATATATAATACCTTTTCTTGTAGCTGTTTCTAAATCATATGGATTCTCTGCATAATTTTGTGTTCTGTCAAATAAATTATTAAATTTTATTCCAACAACTGATTGTACTCCTGTTATATTTCCTAATAAATTCAATACGTCTGCTTTAACAATAGGCTGATTAATTTGCCATTTATCAATATTAAAATATGATCTTACGGCATCAATACATGATAGTAAAACTTCATTACTATTATAATTACTTCTTACTGTTATTTCAAAATCTATACCTATATTAATTATAAACGCATCTTTAATATTTACTGCGTCTGTTAATATTCTATAATAATCTAAATAATTTTTTAAATTTGTTTTAATTGCATCATTAACGGGTGTTAATTGTTTAACATTATTAAATCCTAAAACATATAAATTCATTGCTAATGGATTAGGCACGCGCGTTTCAATTAAATCTTGTTGCATAATTTGATCATCAGGGACAATATATGCTTTTGATACACTTCCAAATTTAGCTGGCATTGAATAACTACGTATGATATAATCATCTTTAGTTACTAATCGATTCTGTGTTGCAAAATTAGCTAATGCGTTATTTTTTATATCTTGTAATGTATCTTTAGATTTGGCTCCTGCAGCTGGTTCTGGATTATTTACAGCTAAACTATTTTTTGTAAAATTTGATAAGTCTCTACTAATATTTGAATTAGGATCATCATTATATTGTACCGAAGCTATTTTTGTTAATTCATTAGCAGGTACATTTTCTGCAACTCCTTTACCGGTTGTGTACACAACTGTTAACGTTGTATTAGCCGGTGCTTGACCATATGCTCTAGTATATAAAAAATTAGAAGGATCTATATTAACATCAATTGGTTTTCTAAATCCAGCTAAGCCATTTCCAACGTTTGTAGGATTAGGTATAACTTCTTCATCATTGCTATCCGAAACGCCAGCGCCAAATTGTAATTCGAATCGATTATCACTTCGTATTCTTGAAATAAATCTTTTTGACGTTTTCCTTAATTTTAATAAGTATGGAGAAGAATCACGGTATGATGCCAATTCAGGATCATTTTCTAACAGATTTGGAACTTCATCAAACATTGTATCTTGAGCTAAATATGGAACTTCACTCCATGTGTCGCCGTCACTATCTGTAACAGATATAATTTCCATTGTATTAGATGGAGATAAAACTACTTTATCATATGCTACTGGATTCGTAAAAGTAAAAGTTGATGTTTCAATTTTACCTGATCTTGCTGGAACTTGTTTTTTTAATAAATAATAAACTGGTAATTTTGTAGCATCATCACTTTCAAAAATTGTAACTTCGGTTGGGTCTAATGACGAAGAAAATGTAAAATCAACTAAGTCTGTAGTCCTAAATTCTATATCTCCTGTCTTTTGTTTAACACGCATACCAGATTTAACTGTTAATGCATAATCCCAATTGGGCCGTACCGCACTACCTGTTCCGGTTGCTGGTATTAATTGAAATACATCTAAATTAACATGACCTGGAATAGTATTTTTTGCATTATATCCTAAAGCTTTAGTTAAATCATATATGTTTTTACGTTCTGACGCTTGTTCTAATAATGATTCTTTTAAATTATTATCTGAATAATAACTTAATACATCGCCTACATATGATGCCATTTCTAGAAATAACATTCCTGGAGATGACTCATTGAAATCTGTATATTGGGTTGGAAAATATTGTTTAGTAAAATTAATTAAATTTTTACGAAATTGATTAAAATCTTTTCCTAAATATGATATGTCTTTTTTTACGTCCATATATTATGCCTCATTATCTCCAGCCAAGAAAGCTATGCCTTCGTCACTTAATATTATTGTTATACTTTCTTCTGACTCAGTCTGATCTATAGAAAATTTTAAATTTACATTAATAGATGTTTCTAATGCTGGATCATCTTCGAATGATTTAACAGATAATTCAATAACATTAATATATGGTAACCAATATGCAATTGCATCTGATATATCATTTGATATAAACTCCTTTAACTCTGCAGTAGCCGGCTGGAATAAACAAGCAACCAACTCGGTACCAAAGTTTGGAATTAAATATCGTTCATTTTTTTGAGTTAATAATAGATTTTTTAAGTTACTGATAGCTTGATCCTTTGTAGTATATGAGGAATTAAACGCGCCTTTTCCATTAAATGGAAATGTTATTCCAATTGCTACATCAGGATTATTCCTAAACTCTGTATTATCTATTTGATATCCCATTATCTAGATTTCTTTTTATCAATTGCTTTCATTAATGCAGAATAATCTCGGGTCATAGCATTTGCAATAGCCGGGTCTTCTACAGCTAGTGTTTGGCCGGTTTCCGCATCTGTAATGCTAGGTTGTGCATTATATACTGTCTTTCTTTGCATTCCAAAATTCATTGCATCAGCCGATGTCATATTAATATCTTCTGACATCAAAGAAGCATAAGTACTTACTGGATTTTCTTCTCTTATTTGTTCTGTTTGATTTAAAATATCAGAAAATTTATTTTCTTTAAATATTGCATGCTTTGGTTTAACAACTGGAGGTCTTGCAACTGCAGCAGCTTGTTTACCATTCATTTCATTAATTGTTGATTGTAACCCTTCTTGTAAAATATGTGATAATTCTTCTTTAATAACAGACCTAACTTCGTCTTTTACTATTTTTCTTAAAACCTGAATAAATTTTTTCTGTTCCATAATTGTTTTCTTTTTTATATAAATATTACTATTAATAATTTACGCCCGATGGCCAACCCGAATTAGTTTTAGGGCCGTATATAATTCTATTTCCTTTATCAATATAATAATCTCCTAACTTTCCTAACTTTAAAGCCGGCGCTCCTTGTCCTTCATATGATTGAGCGGGCGCTTCTTGTAATGATGCTAATAAATCTTGTTGATTTTTTACTATATCATTAATAGTATCCAATCTACTCTGCAAATCTTCTGCAGAAACATTTATTTCAGAATAAAATTCAGTACCCATTGTATCATCACTTACTCTACTTTGTTCACTTCCCCACGCAATACCAGTGCCTGGATCTAATATTCCTTGCCAAATCCAAGTACTTCCGTCAGTAGCTGTAAATGGACTTTTTGGTGATGGTGGTTGTCCGGTCGGAGAGCCACTCAGGCCTGATCCTTCGATCAAAATCCAACTACCTCCTCCGCCAGTACCTAAACCAGGTATATTATCATATGATTTTTGATTGATTGCAGATTGTACTTCATTAGAAACATCAAATTCTTTATCTGGACAAGTACTTCCTAATTTATTAACAACATCTGCTAATTTAGATGCCATTGCATCAACTCCTCTATTTAAAATTGATGGCAATATATTTAATTGTTCAACAGATTTAATAGCATTTGCTATCGTCATGTTTTGTACTATCATTAGTTCTGACAATAAAGCTGCTTGTCCTACAATTGGAGTTAAAAATATAGAAGCTTTTATAGCTGCAGCAATTTTTATTAATAACTTAACAGCGTCAACAATTTTTTGAACAATTGGAAGCATATCTTTTAATTTATTAATTAAAGATAAAACCTTATCTAATTTATCTTGTATAGATTGTATCCTAGGATCATCACATTGACAATCATCAGGTAATACTGCTACATCATCTAATAAACTATCTAGATCTTGGAAAGCTTTGTCTAATAGTTTATTAATTTCCTCTATTATCATTTGAGCTAATTGTGGCGGTATTTGTGGGATTCTATCTAATGGTGGTGTTAACATAACTTTATTTCCTTATTTTTTTATTTTAACTTGTTCACTTAATAAATTAGCTAGTTCTGATTCAACTAAAGATAATTGTAGATTTGCGCCTGCACTAGGTATTGATAAAGCACCAGCTGGACCAATTACTCCAGCTCGCAGCGCAGCTACTAATCTTTGAATTATTTTTTCTAGCTCCCTACCTTTTGGAACAGGGTTAGTTGCAGTATCGTCGCCAATTCGAATATCTTCTTTCGCAGATAATATTATTCTTTTCTTTGCACCTAATATAATGTCATTGGTTTGTGCTGATAATACTATTCTAGATGACATTCCAATTAATTGAGGTTTATTATATTTTTGTATTCCTTCAACATATGATCCAACAGTAGATGGAAAATTATAATCTGAAATTTTTTGTGTGCTAGTTAAGTATAATATAGAATCCGATTCATTAGGCGTTTCAACTACAAAATTTCTATCTTTTTTATTCTTACGACCATTTGATAATATAGTAATAGGATCACCACACTCAGTTCCAGTCCAAGGAGGATCTATACTATATTTGCCTCCGTGACATGTACTACTTAATCTTAAACTATTGCCCCATCTACCTTCGAATATTGAATCTCCTTGATATGGCTGTAATGGGGATGTTGGCTTCTCTTCAAATCCAGGCGTATCTTCTACAACTTCTTCTGGTTGTGATATTTCTCCTGTACGAGGCTGTGATATTGTAGGTAATATATTATTATTTATACCTGATTGTATAGGATATGGATTAAAATAATACCATTGTATATTTTTGATATCAGCTGTTGAATATTGATCAACTCCTTTAAATATTAAAACATGTTCTCCCAATATAGGGATATGTTTGATCATATTACTGGCAGGCCTGCATGGTATTAACTCCGGCCCATCTGGATTATATTCTTGTACATATATTGTATATAGATCTTCTTTATTATCTTGTGTATATGTATTGTCGTAACCAGCCTTTACTTCAGCTATCTTAAATTCTATGTTATTCATCATCGGAATTCTCCAATGACTTTTTAACATTTTTAATTTTTTCTTTTAGTTCTTTTTCTTCTTCATCAATTTTTTGAATTTCGTCTGATAGTTCATTTTCAAACATATCATCAGCAACTTTTAGTAATTGCATTTTTTCGTCTTCACTTAATAATGATGATTCGCCTGTTATAGTTTGAGTAGTAGAAATATATCTTTGTACAATTGCAGTTAATTTGACCAAATGATCATCATTTTTAACTGCTACATCTAAGTACTCTTTAATTAATGGAACAATTATAGTAGCATCTGATGCATTTCTTATAAGAGGTTGTAATTGAGATATTAATTGATTTATTTGTCTATCTTTCTTTTTAGAATTATGATAAACATCGGACATTAGGTCAGAAAAAGTCTTTCCTTTAAATAATTCATCTTTTACGTCCATAATACATTCCCTTTAATATAAATATTAAAAAGGTAAATTCACGAACTCAGTTTGTTCATATTCTAGGAATTTTTGAGAATATATGTTTTTTAACACTTTAATAACGCGCGTAATATTATTTGTCTCTAGTCCGGTACGCTCTCGTATAAAAACATATAACGCTTTTTTATTAAATTGTTCAATATGTTCTCTAGTTTCAAATATATGAAGAATAGAATCAGCTACGTGTATATCAGCTCTATTTGTAAATATTGAGTTTAAGTTATTATAACAATGTTCAATATAAGCATCCATGAAATATTTTAACGTCTCTCTCATTTCTTCATTATGTATTTCTGTTGTGATATTCCTTTGATCGTCAATATTGACAGGCTCTGCTTTTTTCTTTAATTTTGCATATCCTTTTTGATTTTCGGCAATTAAATAATTAAATGCAGTTCTTGTATAATAAGAATAAGCCTTACCAGCATTAGGATTAAATTTATCTAATCGCATTGTTAAATACGTTGTTAAATCAGTTTGTAAATCTTTAAAAGATGAATCTATATATTCACATTTCATTTTATTAATTAGATTTTCTGATAATTTCATAAAAGCTGGAAATATAAATCTTCTGTATATTCTTTCTTTTCTAACTTGATGATCTTCTGATCTATTATATGACGATACTGCACATTCCGTAATAGAAGTCCAATATCTATTGCTTTTTTTCTTCTTCCGTCCCATGGAAATCCTTATGTAAATTTGTAATAACTTCTTTTAATAATGAAAATGTCGTTCCTGCTTCATCATTTTCTTCAAAAGCGCCTATTCGATCGATTCGAGTCATTTCCTGATGTGCTTCTTCAATGCGCGTAAACATATATACAGATAGATCTTCTATTTCTTTTATATAATCTTCTGTGTCAGCTAATACTCCAGCTAATGTATATGCTCTATATATAAAATATAATAGAGCTAATAAGCTTATTGTTAATAATGATACTAATATCCAAATCATATTTATCCTTCATTAAATGTACTAAAAATATCCTTAATAGAGCTATTAATATCCGGGTTTTGTTCTGCTAAATTCTTAATAGCATTTTTCTTAGTAACCTTTGTCTTTTGAGATACAGGCTTTGGTGAATTATTTTTATTACTTCTCCATTGTTCATATTCAATTTGCGATGCCATATGATCTGCGTGGTGCAATATTAAAGGTAAATTAGTTTTTAATTTAGCTTGTGCTGATCTAGCAATAAAATAAGGTTTATTAGCTTCATCATAAACACCATCATGTATTTTTATAGCTTGATATTCATTCCAAGATACTTTTATATCATATTTTTGTAACAAATAAATAGATAAATCCGGTACCATTGTAAAAGGAATATTTTCATTATGCTTATACATTCTTCCCATATTCTTTCTATGCCAATCTGACGTTTCTACTTGATATACTTCTCTACCACTTCCAGGAAAGCCACATTTTCCTAAATCATGATGCATTGCTGCAAACAACATTTCTTCTTTAGTATAACCAGACATATCTGAACCCATTTCTTCCCAAGATTCATATAGTTTTTCTACACAATCCATTACTCGAAGTACGTGATCTACATATCCTCCTGCAAATGCATTATGATAATGTGCTATTGATGAAGCAGGCATCATAACGATTCTGTCTTCATATTCATCATACAATTTATTTAATTGGTCTGATCTTTTAGGAAATAATGTATTTACACGATTTCTATAATCTTCCCAGTTCGATTTGATTTTTTCTGCTTCTAACATATTTTTATTTATATTATAATGAATTATTTGGAATATTCCAAAAGGCCTTCTGCCATTTTATGAGTGCATAAAGAGCAGATAACCGATATCGATGTAGATGCAACTTCTACTTTATTAGTACATGATTTACATCTACATTGCAATACTTTGGTTGTTTTACTTTTTTTAATTGTTTTTTTCATTGATTTTTATTTATGAGATTACTTTTGTACTGGTCCACGGCCGTGGATTCTTTTTCTTTTTAGGCGGTATAATTTCTTCTTCTTCAATATTATTATCATAATGCAATCCATCATTACCATTTTGACCTATAATATTCATTCGTTTTTCTTCTTCTTCCCAATCGTCATGAACTTTGACTTTTTCGCCATATATATTTTCTTTAGTTTGTTTCTTTACAATATCAAATGCTTTATTTGCTGATATTAATAATATAATAGCAAATGGATCAAAAACAAAAATAAAAATTAATATGAACCAATTGACTACATAATCCATTGGTTTGTCTAATAATTCTGAAACGTATTTAAGCGGACCAATTTCAACAGCTGCTTCGCTATTTGATTGGATATCTAATACTTGTAAATCTAATCTAGTAACAGAGTCAGATAATGACTCTATTTTTTTAGATACTATATTACGTTGATCTTTCATGTCATTTAATTGAGCTGACAAAACTTTTCTAGTACTAGATGATGTAGAAGTTATAATTTGACCTGTTTCTTTGTCTTTCCATTGTACTTTGTTATTAGACAATCCTTTAGTCAATTCCGTTATAGATTCAGCTAATTGATTTTTTTCTGAACTATAACTAGTTAATTGATCATTGAATCGATCTTTTTTAAGTTCAATGATACCTATTTCTTTTTCTATAATGGATAATTCATTAGACGTAGTTTGATATGCGGATACAAGAAATCCATATATACCTATAGATGTTATAAACATTAAGATACATACAGCTGAAGTTAAATAAATTTTTGATAATCGATTTATATGTTTCCAATACCGATGGAGATATGTAGCAGCAATTAATTTAGAAGCTTCTAATGTACCTGCCATTATAGCTACCGCTAAAGCTTGAGCTGAAAACAATTTGCTTATTCCAAATACACTGTAATAAGCAGCACTACCAGCTAATGATAATGCCGCTATTAAAACAATGTACGGGAAAAGTTTGTATTTCATTCTTTGTCTACAAGTGACTTAGCAGACTCCAATTTACGCATTGCTTCAGCCAAGTTTGTTAATGCAGATGGAACATCGATCTTTCCCATTTCAATTCCTCTACCAACATTTTTAATAATATCTCTAGCATCTACTATGCTATCTGTTATTTGATTTTTATAACGCATTTTTGACATAACTTGTTCCTTTTTTATTTTTTAAATGATAATAAAAATTCTCTAACTGCAAATCCAAATGCAATACCAGAATAAAATACATCTTTATCTAACAGTAATAAAATACCTATACCGCCAATAGCAGCTGCTTTAAACCATGATGAGTTTACTATATCTTTAATTTTTTTCATAATTTTTCTTTTCTTTATTTGTATATATAAATATATTATAATAAAAAAATTGGTATTTTACAATGATTATGTAAATTTTCTTAAGAATCCTTTTTGCTTAGATATAGCATCTTCTAATTCATTAACGTCAATTCCTTTTCCGCTTCTAGAATTTGATTTACTGTTTTTTGTATTGCTAAGCCCAGAATCATGTTTTTTGCTAGATCCTGTTGATCGTATAGGTACTCTTCTGCCATTGCTATTAGAAACTCGTTCCCCGTTTTTATTGTTATCTCGGCTTTTAGTTTCTTTCCCTCCGGAGTTTTTAATATTTTTTCTATAGTTATCGGATTCTTCGAAGAATATTGTTCCTGCATAGTAACTTCTATGCTCTTTAATTTTAAGGCCACAAGGATACGTGTAACCGCTTCCTTTAACCATATAACTAATCGTTTCATTATGTTTATGTATTTCAGTAATAATTCCCCATCCACTATCTCCTAAGAACTCGTATAATACTTTATCTCCTATTTTGAATTGAGGCTTTGCAAATTTGTCTTGTATATATTTTGGAAATTTTTTCTTTTTCATTCTTCAATTATTTCAGCATCGCTTATTTCTATTAAAAACCAATAGAATCCATCTTTTTTTAAAATTAAATCATGGTAGATAATAGATTTCCAAAATTCTACATTTTCGTCTGGATTATACTTTACAAGTCTTTTTACTTTATATAATTTATCTTTATAATCAACGTTTGGCGTGATATATAATGAGGTGGTAGGTCTCATGTAACTTTATTTTATAACTATTTGTTTTGGTGCTCTATCTTTTGCATATGGGATACTAATTGTTAGCAATCCTTTATCCATCATAGCTTCTGCTTTAGATAAATCTAATTCCTTAGATATCTTCCAAGCAAAATCAAAAGCTCGTTTTGCTATTCCTCTATGAATAAAGTCACGATGTGTTTCATTGTCTTTATCGTACTTTATTCTTAAAGTTTCACCTTCTGTTGAAATTTCAATATCTGATTTTTCTTTTCCAACAGCTGCAATTTCAAACTGTATTCCATTATCCGTTGTATAAATATCAACTGGATAATTCATTTTATTTGTTATTACTGGTAAATATGATGATTTTTGATCGAATAAGTTTTTCCAAACTAAATCAAAATCATTGTATAGAAATGTTTCTGTTAATTGTGTCATTTTAAACCTCCTGTGTTTATTGGTTGCATTAGCTAACCGTTTTTATTAATATAATTGTGAGACCTACCGTATCTCATTAATTATAGCATAGTTCGTCGTGCTGCCCTATAATCTTATATACTCTTAAATATCTCGTTACTTTGTTTTTTCGGAATATTTTTTCAACTTGTTTATCTCTACTGATTAAATATCCATTATCCATAAATTTTCTTGCTATAAATCTAACTGCTTTTAAACTATTTGATTCTACAACAATATTTTCGCTATCAATCATTACGTCGACACGGGTTTTATCATTGCCAACATCATATGTATCAAATTCTACGCCATGATCTGCTTCTTCTGAAATATCATTAAAAAATTCTGATAATCCGTTTATCAATGTTTCTTGTCCGTTTCTTTTAATTTCAATATCAAATATTTCAAAAATATATTGAACCTTTTCTACACCACATAGGGTATTAAAAAAGTTATATTCAGGATATCCTACAAATATTTTATCGAATAAAGACTGTTTCATTTATAATAGCTCTAATTTAAATAAATCTACGAATTCAGTTAAATTTAATTTTTTAATAGCTGCAGCTTTTTTCAATGCTAGATAATAATCATATGCTTCAACTATTCCTATAGCTTCTTTGCTGCTATCTGTTTTAAAAAAATATTTATATTTGTTCATTGAATTCTATTTATTATAAATATAAACCTAGTTCATAACTTTTTGAAATTATCTCTGTAGTATCCTCTAAAGTTTCAGCTAATTTACCAATTTCATGTTTTTTAAGATATAATTCTTGATTCAAAACGTTTATTGCAAATTTCTCCCATTTTTCAGGTTTTTCAAAATAAACAGCTTTTGCTGAATCTGCTGTTACATTAGCTGCGGATAATAATTGTTTGTATTGCATAGGAATTGTCTTTCCGCAAATTTTAAGTACCCCAACATTTGTATTTAATGGATCGTTCTTAAATTGATATGTAGAAATTTTAGGATTAATTTCAAAGTCCATATCACTCCATATCACTCCATATTTGTTTCTATATTTATCTGATATAGCCCAAGGCTTATTTACACTCTTTTTCATAATTTTTGTATTCTATTAGTAATTCGTTCTTTATTTTGATCCTTATGTTCTTGGGATATAAGTTGCTTCATTGGATGGGTACGATTGATGTGCTGTTCGTGTTTAGCAGTTATACTAGCTTGTTCCCAGGCTAATAATTCAGTATCAGAATTTTCTAAAAGAAATGTATCATTTAAATTCTGTTCATTCCATTGTATATAATAACAACCATATGAGTCGCGAACACAAATAGAGCCAGGGTATCTTTTCCTGACTCTATTTTGTATTTTTTCTATTTCTGGTAATTTGGGTCTTGCCATTATGCAATGATTATAGGAAGTTCTTCATTGTCTAACATGGCTTTGAATGGTATAGTAGATTCGATGTCTCCGGTGTCTACTAATTTTTTAGTAAGATCTCTATTGATAAATGCTTGTTTAGAAGTTCTTGCTGTATTTAAAAAAGATAATACACTCCTCCTTTCTAATAATACGTCATAAAAGGTTTGCTTTTTATGTGTAAATTGATTCATTATAACGCCTACGGAATGTTTTTCTTCTTTTTTGTTTATCCTTTCGGTAACTATTACTGTCTCTCCTTGATTATACATTATTCAATAATTTTAATGATTTTACTTGCCGATACGGCTTTTACTTCGTATTCTAATGTAGTAGATCCAAAATCTTTAACTACTTTAGCTTCTGCTTCTGTTACAGACATTGCTTCGACTAAATACATTTCAGTCACTTTCTTTTGCTTGCCGGTAGAATCATCTACCAATTGCACTTTTGCGGTGTAATAACCCATATTTGTTTTTATTTATTGTTTTACTTATTTTCTGCTACAGATACTTTTCTATAGTCAGTTACTATTTTTTTTACTTCTCCAATAGCTTTTCTTGCTCTGCCTTTAGCAGCTTTAGTTGTACCATTGTGATTTTCTTCAAATTCTGCAAATAAATCTTTCATTTGTTCGAATAATTCTTGTGATGTTGCCATAACTTTGTTTTTCTTTTTTATTAATTATTATTTATTATACTATTATTATAATGAAAATATTTTAATATTCCAAATTATCTCTATCATATTGTATCGATACTTCATATTCCCAATCCATAATTTGAGTTGCAGTATATAATGCCCAATCGTCATGTTTAGGATTATAATATATGTATACAGATGTATGTATTTTTGTAATTCCAACGCCTAATATTGCAACATTATGTGACCTAGAATTCATATATGCATCAACAACTTCATATGCTAATGAATCAGCGCTTAATTCAGAATGATTAAAAGGAACAAAACAACAAACCTCACTATATATTCCATTTCCAAATATAGACGAATGCTCAAATTGATTTGTAGCATTTATTATTTCGGCAGTTTTAACACAATATTGTTCGGTCTCACTTTTAAATCTATCTGTTTGAATTAAATTGTAACGACCTTTGTTTACTCGATATTCATTAATTTTTTCATTAATTAATCTAGCAATCGTCGTATCAAAATGATTTTCTTGAGAAAATATTGTGATAGGAAGTAATAATAATATTAATAGCTTTTTCATATCTTTCTTTTTTTATATATAATAAGAAAAATATATTGAAAATCCAAGCAAATTATTATTTAATCATGTTAACTGTTAATCTCCATATGAAACCATCTTGTTGATTACTTGTATCACTAACTTTGGTTTTATCATATTGAGTACCCGATCTATCTTGAAAATCTGTTTTTGTTCCTGCTTGAGCTTTTTTACCTTTTGTTATTGTGGTACTTCCACCTGATTGAGCTAGACCAAAATTTACTTGAACCATTCTTGCTGGCGCAGCTGCAGCAATCCATTGAGGTTTCGTTAATTGTCCTCTGTTATTAGCCCAACTAGTAGTTCCAGCTGGAACTCCATTAACTCCGGTTGTATCAATAACAATTTGATCTGATGGTATTCCTAGTGATATTAATATTTGCTGAATAGTATCTGCTCTATCTTGTGCTAATCCTGCATTATTACCTGGATAATTTCCTGCAGGCATACTATCAGTGCCTGATTGTATTGTTATTGTGCCTAATCCAGCTGGTACTGGAATTCCTTTATTGGCCATAGCAGCAAGCCTGGCAGATATAGATCGTCGAATCTCTGCTGCGTTAGTTAAATTAGCTGAATTACTTCGAAAGTTGTCGCCGCCTAATTCTAATGGAGGCTCCTGTGCTACCGGATTATCGGTTATTTCATCTGGAGTTGCGGGAGTTGGCGAAGTTTTTGTAATTGTGTAATTTCCCCATAATATCAATTGATTTTTAATTTTACCATAAACAAGTACATTGTTATAAGCTTCGCCCATATTTTTTTTAATATTTCCAACTAATGTTCTTGCGTCATTTCTAGATAGTGAATCTGCATTAACTATAGTTGGAGTAATATTTACAATTTGTTTATTAGTTGGAAATTGTCTTTGATTAGCAGCATTTAATTGCGAAACGCCCTTATCGAAATCAATTGGCTTATATAAATCAGCTCTCCAACTACTATTAGCGCCTCTAGCAGGATCAACTGCTACCCATTGATATCCATTAAATTTTATAGGCACTTTTTCGGCTACAATATCAAATTGTCCTTTTTTATTTACAATCTTATTATTCGGATCTCCTGTTTTTGCATCAAATGGAACAAAATTCGGTCCATATTTTGTATAGTTAGCTAATATAACACTTAATCCTTGGCCTTGAGGCGACGATATTCCTCCAGCAACACCAGTTAATGGCATATTATTATACATACTACCCGGACCGACACCTGCTTTATCTAATGCATCTAATGATTTATTTTTATTAGCTTGAAACCAATCTAATATTGCTTTATCTCTACCGCCCATTCCTGATTTTGTAATTTTGCCATCAGGCTGCTCTGCTTGTTCAAACAAATTCAATATTGTTGACTCATTTATAATATCTTTTAGTTTAATCATTGTTATCCTTAATCATGTTTTTCAATCTATTCTGCGATTTATAATAAATATATGATTTATATACTTGCTGAGGTGTTAAACCAAAGTTATGAGATAGATTATCTAGTATATCAGCAACTAAATGCTCCTTTTCTAGTTTTGTATGTACTTTTTTGCTTAATATTTGTATAATTCGTTCTAAATGAAGGACATATCCCTTCGGTAACCGCTTTAAAGTCCTGGCTTTTTTGGTATGCACCTTACTCTTGGACTTTTTTTTTGCTTCTGCTACTAATAAATTTGCATTATCCTTGTTTGATGTGTAAGATTCTTGAGGATCTCCGCCGGCATCCATTGGTGGTTCCGGTGCTGGTGTCACATCTGGGTCGGGAGCACTGGTATCATCAGCTGGAGCACTGGTATCATCAGCATCTTCGTCAGCATCACCACCAATTCCTTCCAATTCATCGAGTGGAATATTTAATTTTAATGTATAATCTTCGTTTCTTGAATATCCACCATATGGTACTATGCTAATAATCTTATCTTTTACCAGTTTTGATAGCACATCTGGTGTCAAATTGAAGTCTTTACCGCTTCGACCAAGAAATTCACGAATACCAATCTCATTTGGAGCATATATAATACCCAATGATTGAGCTCCTAGCTTAACAAAGTTACCTAAAAACTTTTCTTCGGCTGGGGTAAACACTGTAGTTTCAATATCTTCTTCATTTAATATTGAAAGTAGCTCTTCTCGGATTATATTTCGTATAAATTCTTGATTCATAATTCTTTAGACTCGGTTAAACATGTACTTCTGTATTTAGAAGCTAATTTCTTTAGTTCATTTATTGCTTTTCTAGCTCTTACACCTGCTGCTTTAACTTGTTTTTCATTAAATCTTTCGTGATTTTCTAAAAACACTTTCCAATGTTCTTTCATTTCTTCACAAATTTCAATTGATGACATACTATTAACCTTTATTATTTATAATAAATATCTAGAAACTATTTTTCTAGCTCCATTTCATGTTTTTAGGATTCTTAGTATTTTTTGGCGTTTGTTTGTCTTTAGCACCTTGTTTTTCAAATTCAGTTAAACTACTAGCATTTGGACCATTGAATTTTGTAGTCCATCTATTTGGTTGTTTTTTAAACGATTTGTCTGTCCATTCATTTAATTTTTTCTTACTCATAAGTTTTCCTCTTTTATATAAATATCACGTATGTTTTTTAATCGGGTATTCTGTAACAGAAGTGTCAGCTGGAAAGAATAAATTTGGTCCTCCTGGGATTCCTATTTTCTTTTCTCCACTTTGATCTCCTATAATTAGCAATATATGTTCGATAGGTTTACCAGTTCTAGGATCTGGTCCCATTGTTATTGTATTGCTAGGTATTCTTGTTATTCTACCTGGATATTCCCATTGTCCTCTTTCAGATTCAATTATTTCTTGATTTGGAATACTTTTTAATATGTTTTCTAGTTTAATCATTTTGCATCTTCATTATCTGGTTTATAGAATCTAAAAGACTTCGCAGGTATTTTACTCCAATAATTTACAGATTTTGGAGTTGATTGTAATACAGGCAATGTAACTTTAAGTTCCCATTTGACAGGACCTTTTTTCATCATTTTAACAGATGCATTTGGAATATCTTTTATTTTATCTTTTATAATGTCTAAAGAAACTTGGGCATCATCTAGATTAGAAAAATAAGCTTGATCAAACTGTTCCCCTTTTTGAATACCAGGCAATTTTGTTTTCGTGCCGGCTATATTAATAGGAACTGTAAATGTTTCTTCTGAAGCTTTGTAACCCTTATCTAATTGTTTTTTCCACATATCAAGTCCGTCAGATGAAATTGATGTTTCTTCGAAGAATTTGTGATTAGGCATTCTTTTTGATAGTTCCTTCATTCCATTTTTAAACATTCCAGGTTTTTCAACTGCAGTTTTCATAGAAAATTTATTAGTAGGAACTCCTTTATTATATGATCGTTTAAATAAAATAAAATTTTTATCTGTAGCAGCTTTTGTTGAAAATGCAAAAACATCATCACTTCCTTTTTTAGAAGCATATTTACTAAAAACCTTGTCGCCATCGACATCAGTTTGTTTTACTAGATTTGATTTTGGTCTTCCTTTAACTGCATCAAAGCTTGAATCTATATCTGGATATCTAGATTTAATAGCTTTATATTCTGGTTCCAAATTCTTGAAAAATTTATTTAATCCTTCTGTAGCATTTGAACAATATTTTCCTAATGATCTAATACTAGGTTCTAAGGCGTCTGCTACTGCCCAATGACTAAAATTATGTAACGAGTCAAATTTCTTTTGAATTTTATTAAAGTATTTTGTTATGTCACTACTATATTGTTTAAATATTATTATAAATGCATCTAATTGTTCGCCAGCTCCATTCTGTAAACACATTTCTATAAAATCTTTTGCACATTCTTTTCCAGAACCTTTAGATATTAATTTCGAAAGTTTTGATCCAAACTTAACTAGTACAGGTCCTAACACTTTAAATATAGCTTTTAATGGTAATGAAATAGCAGATCCTACAACTGGTATTACAGCTATTATTGCTAATATACCGTCGAACCATTTGCCTCGAATAAAATAAATAATTGCATTTATAACATCTATAATATCTCCTATAACAGGTATAATACCTATATAGTCTAATATTGTTTGTAAATTATCAACCCAACTGTTATCTTCATTTAATATATTATTGTTTTTTTCTTCCAATAATTTTTTAACGTTAGTATTAACCTTACGCAATGACTCATTAATACGATCTTGTTCTGTGATTATGTCTTTGAGCTTTATCATTTTATATAAATATAGTATATTATAATTTAGCCTGTAATACGTCTTCTTTTTTGCATTTAGGGCATGCTATTTTTACTGGGCATGATATTATAGTCCATTTGTGTTCGCAATATCCGCAGATAATTGTTAATACGTGTTTTGAAAATTTATAGTGTGGCATAATAGTTTATATCTTTAAGATATAACTTATTTAGAATCCTGGAGACTTTTGGTTTGGCTTGGCACCATAGTTTGAAGAATATATATTTTTTAATTCTTCTAGATCAATATATAATCCGTCTAATTCAGCAACAGTAGTTTCTAGTGGCCAGCCATCAAATGTTGTGTTATTAATTATTACATTAACTGTTTCATGAATATCGTCTAGATATTTCCATACTGTTGAATTAGCATGTTTGTCTTGTGGTGATTTAATTGAATGGCCCGAATCAGCTGTTGATTGTGGATCCATTAATTCTTGTAGTTCTGCAGAAACGTCATCAATTTTTTCTAAAGCTTGTTGTATTTGAGGATCATCGTATGTTTTAACCAATTGCTCAGCCATATCAATAAATCTACCTTTTTTATTTCCACCATCATTATTATAGAATCGTAAAAATTGTTCTGGTATTTCTCTTGAATATGTTTCTGTTGGCTTAAAGCCTGGACTCATTGGTACGTCTGGTAATGATTGCTCTAATATGTCTTTGAGTTTGATCACTTTTTTGGCTCTTCTTTTACTTCATGTGTATGAGATCTAGATTCTACAATTTTAAAATTTGATATTGGTAAATTTTCATATATCTTACCCGTACCATAATCAACATCAATAAAATTAACTTCGCCTTTAGCATTTAAGGAATGTCCTACTACTTCACCTGGAACAAATGTTACTTCATGAACTACATGTTTTGGACAATCATGTTTAACATCTCCGCCGGTACCATCTAATTTAGTAACAGGAATTGAAGTTCCTGCATCTTCTTCTTCGATATATTCTTCTTCAGTTAATGGATTCCATTTCATTTTCATTAACTTTTCAGATGGCAGCTGGCCTAAAGCATGTTCATTTAACATATCTTTAGTACCAAATCGTTTCATGTTTTCTTTTAAAATATTTTTTTTCATTTTTCTACCTTTGTTCTTTTCCTACCAGAAGATTTTTTTGCATTTAAAAGTAATCGTTCTTCCATGCGAGCTAATTTTTCTCGTAACATTATATTTTCTTTAATTAATGTTTCAATTTTTTCTTCTAATAAGATAATACGCTTTGTCATTTCTTCAACAGTATTACGTTGTTCTTTAATGACATCTGTTACAATTTTTTGTTGATTATGTAACGAACTCAAATCTTTTTTTGCTTGAATATCTATTTTCTTTTTCCAGATATTCCATATTTCTTTAATTCCTAAGGCGCCTGCTAACGCTGTTACAATTGTTAATATTACATCTTGATCCATCTTTATTCCTGATTATAATTCAATTCCAAAATTTAAAATCATAACTTTTAATTTAGGGGAGGTAACAATTTCAAGTACTGTTATTTTACCTAACCTAATATTAACTTCAAATACTCTTTTTTTATTATATGACTTCCAGCTATTTATCCAATTCATGTTGTGGTTCCCCATTGTTTTAACATTGATGCTTTTGCTGTATCTGCTGCATCTTTTTGAGTGTCAAACTCGTCGCTTTTTACTTTAACTTTATCAAACCAAACTGCATCAGGATCTAATAAAATTTTAGTGTCATTACCAAATTTACGTAATGCTTCTTTTTTCCAATCTTCAAATGATTTTAAATCTCCAATACTAGTACTAGAATCATTTGCATTTGGAAAAGCTACGCTATCACTATAATAAGGACCTTCTTTACCATCTGGTTGCATTCTATTAAATTGTATATCCTTATAATCTGCAGGAAAATTATTTATTACTGTGTCAAATGATAAACTTGATAATTCAAATTCATTTGCTGGCAGATCTATATTAGTGTTATTAATATCTTCTGGTAATAATGTTTTTAATTTAATCATTTTTCTTTTCTTCTTGCTGGCTTATAAATAAATATAAGAAAATACTATTTACAATCCAAATTAATTATATTTTTTGATCTGGGTGCCATTCATCCCATTCGTCAATATGATTATTGTTCATTTAATTCTTTCTATGTTATATTATAATATGCCATTATGTTTTGATTTATTCCTTCAATAGCAGAAGTGCTTAATCCATCATTGTAGAAAATAAACTCTAAAGGATCCGGCCCATCTGTTTTTACATTATGATCAAAAGCAACTTGGTCATACTGCCAATAACTTATATTTCCATACTCAGTTTCTGGATCATAATTTGTTACTGAGCCTTGTTTATTATTATTAATCCAATATGCAGTTTCATTTGGAGCTACTTGTAGTAAAACACCAGCTACATTAACACTACCATTTGCAAATGTATTCGAACTTGTAATTAAATCTGCCCTAGTAGAAGTAACTAGTTTTGTTGTTCCTGCACTATCATTATATCTTACTGCTTCTCTTTCTGAATTATACCTTCTAGTTGATAAAGATACATCTTCCTCAGTATATCCTCCAGATGCATATTCTACAACTGTAAAATGTGTTCTATTTGTTACCGATAAAGGAAAATGACTATTATTTAAAAATGTTTCCCTCCAAGTCATTCTGAATGCAGGGAATTCAGTTCCACCAACTGTAACTGTCCATAATGCTCCATTTACTACAACTTCTGAAGCTTGTCCGGTAAAATAATTAGTATCGCCATCTAAAATATTTGCATCTGGAACTTGATTATAAACCCTATAGGAATTAGCATTACATCCTGAACCTAAACCATCTGGATCTGTATAACCAGTAGCAGCAACAAACTCACCTAGAGTAGTTGAATTTACACCAGCTGAAACTGCTGTTATTGGCGAATCTAAAGAAACTTTACCTTCTGAATCAAAACTTACATCCGCTTGATCAGTGGTAGAACTTGTCCCGGAGTTAGTACCGTTTCGTTGTACTCTTAAAGCAAAGCCTGTATAATCACTCCTTAATTTTCTCATAGAAGCAGCCATAAATGAATTATCCCCATATTCATCTAAAAGTAATGTAGTAGAAGATGCAGTTTCTTTACCATCCCCAGCAGCGCCTTGCGAAATTGAATTTGAATTTGCAAAATCTGTGAATTGTTGCTCTCGCAATTTAATAGATTTCTCGTTTGCTATATTAAATAATCTCACTTGTTCTTCTAGTGATAAACTTTTTATATACGGCCGTTGCGTAAATATTTTCCAATTAAGCGCCATGCTTTATTCCTATTTTTTTAAATCTTTATATATTAAATAAGGTTGCAATGCAATGCCAATAGTAAACCCATACATTGCAATGTACCCCATTATAAGAGGATATAAAGGCATATCATAATAATAATATTCATAATAAAAGTTATCTGTTAAAAAAAAGCATTGAGTTACTCCAATTAAGAATAAGAAGAATTTAATCTTACCATACTTGTGTTCTTCAAATAACCATTTAAAATAATTTATCATTTTGCTCCTTATTTTAATGTAAATGTTATATCCAATGTCGACTTTTCTATTTCTCCTGTTGCCGGAATAGATATACTTAACTTTTTATCTTTAAATACTAGATTTTGAATATTTAGGCCTCCTAATTTCATTCCTTCTGTTAGTGCTAGAAGAGTAGCCGGCTCTGCCCCAAGATATCTACCTAAACTAAATTGTGGTAATGATTTATCTTTGATAGCTGGAGACATAGTTAATATATTACCCCCTTTACTTTCGGAAGCACTAGCATTATAATTTATTGGATTACCTTTATCACTATCTTTAGTATAAATTGCTGCATAAGTTCCTCCTGAAGAAAGTACTATATGATCTATTACTTTCTCAGTTTTCTTTTCATCAATTCGTGTTAATCGTAAAGTTACTTTTTTTCCAGCTCCACTTTTAGAAGCTATAGTTGGTTGTAATGTATATGTTGTAACTATATCTGCTGCAGCCGTAGAAGATGTTACTTCAATGAAAAGAGGAGTGTCAGGTACTATAGAACCAGTTTCAGCTTGGCCAGTAGTTCCAGGAAATTCTTGTACTAGATAACTTGCTTCGTACTCCTTAAGTATAAGAGGCATATCTTTAGCATTTCCGAAATAATGATATTCTTCAACACCTTCATCTGCTGGAATAGTTAATTCTAATAATTCCTTTGTTCCAGACTTTGCATTTTTTCTAAGTTGTTTAAATTTAGTATTTTTACCAAGCGGAATACTAAACTCTGCTCCATCTAATTGAGGAGTTTTTTCGTTAGCCTTGTCTTTTTCAATTTGTTTTAAAGCATCTTTAACTGCATTAGAGTTAGATACTGTTTCTATGTTTGAAAACGTAGCTTTTGCTGTTTCAACTGTGGTTTTTACTTCATTTTTTATAACAGTTTTTTGAGCTCTGTTAACCGCTTGAATTCTAGTTGTGAGATAATTAGTTGTGTATTGTTCTTGTTTAGCTAAAGCTATTAATTCCGTTTTTGTTGCTTCAAGTTGTTCAGATAAGACTTTACCATTGTCAAATGAGACTCCTGATTGTTCTGTTCCCTTAACAGGATCTATATATTTAACTTCTTCTAAAATTAAACCAACTTCAATTGAGAGAGATTTATTTGCTTGTCTACCTAATGCTCTATATGCAGATCTTTTTCTATTCTTTTCAGAAAATTCAGCCATGCTTGTTCCAGCCTTTGTAGCTGCAGCTGCTTGTTGGGATCCGTCTAAGGCTACACCTACTGTTTCCGCGATTGCTTCGATTTGTGTTGCTACCGCTTGCGCAGATATTCCTATCTTATTGTTATTTAAGATTGAATCCTCAATATAATCTTTTTGTAGTATTATGTCTTTATCTTCAATTGGCAAACTAATACCAAAATAATCAAATGAGTCAGTAAATGTTTTTGTTATTGCTTCATCAATTGTTAAAGTTGGTGTTTTTGAATTTTCTGCAGAGGCTTCTTTTAAATAATGAGCAAATGTAGTAATAGGCGATATTGTTTTATATTGAGCATCTCCAATAAGTTCTCCTTCAAAAGGTAATCCTGTAATTGCATCTGTTCCACCGGTTACTGTAATTGTTCCTGATGCAAAACCTGGTAACACAAATTTGCCTCCACCATCTGTTGATGTTGCACCCACATTTGATTGTACTACAGCTCCTGATAACGGCCCGTCTATGGCTACTCCGCCGCCTCCGCCACCTGAGCCTCCAGATCGAGTCTTTCGTATTGTTGGCGCTCGGTATTTATTATACAATGCTTGTTCTTTTAAAAATTTCTGTTTGCGTTGTGCGTCAGTTAATTGTTTATTATCTTCCCGTATACAAAATTGTTGCCAACTCCCAGGACTAGGAAATCCATTTCCTCTATTAACTATATTACTCATCTTATTCTTTATCCTTTATTTTTATATTAAAAATTTATTCCCATTTTTTATTATATTTTGTTCTTTGGTCTTCAAATACATAGTCAATAGTATCATGTTTACCGCAATGAGGACATGATAATTTTTCTATTTTAGAAGCTTCATTAATTTTCCATTCTTCACCACAGCTTGAACATTTATAAATGTAAGTGTGTCGTATAAAAACTTTGTGTGCCATTTAATTATTCCTATACTGGTACATTTTCTTCATATGTAGCTCCATTAATAGTTCCAGTATTTCCTGCAGTGCCAGAGTCTATTGCAGTGGTACCTGTTCCTTTTTCAAACCTATACCATGATAAAGGAGAAAGTGAACTTATATCATTTGGAGTACCTTCATTGTAAATTGAAATTATATCACTTTCATTTAATGCTGTTGGCCAAACAGCCATTTCATCTAAATTTCCTTCGATTTCAAAATCATCTAAACTTCTTCCGCCAATTTTTTGAAGTATTGTGTTATCTCCACTTCCTACGATATTTGTTTTAGTTTGTTTTAACTCTCCATTTATATAACATAAAACATCTGCACCTGAGTTATTTCTAACCAAAGCACAATGAAACCAGTCATTAGAAGAAATTGCCGAAATAATATCACTGTCAGTAAATGTCTCAGCGCCGCTGCCAACTCTGTACTGAAGTCTATTAGAAGTATTTAAATATATAACATAGTAATTAGATTGTGCTACTCCACCCCAAACCATTCCGTTAAAATTTGTGCCAGTATTTCGTTTCGCCCAAAATGAAATAGTATTTTCTAAGCCTAAATCTATTGAAGGGGTATCAACTATATCATCATTACCGTCAAAATTTAATGAATATATATTAGTAAAGGATGTACTACTTTTTTGTTCCCCGCCAGCAGCCCCTTGGGATGTAGAATTTGAATTTGCAAAGTCTTTGAAACTAGATTCTCGCAATTTAATAGATTTCTCATTTGCTATAGAAAAAAGTCGCATTTGCTCTTCAAGCGATAAACTTTTTATATAAGGTCTTTGTGTAAATATTTTCCAATCAATTGGCATAGTAATTTCTCTTTAATATAAATATTAGCATATTAAAAACATATATATAATAAACGAACCCCATGAAAAATAAAATATTACTTATTATAATTATAGTGTTTATTGCATGTAGTTCATCGGTAAAACAAGATAATCAACCTATAACATACATATTTAGCCCTGCAGATCGTATTGATCCACAATTATATGATATCCGAAATGAGTTCTTTAAAGACGCTAAACGATATGGGGTACATGATTTATTTTACCAAAAACAATTATTATTATTGAAATATAATGCATTGCCAGAATCGATTTGGGGCTTATGTTATTCAGATATAGGATTTATTTTTATCGATAGTGCTAAAATGAATGCAGATACTTCTTTAATATGGATTGTAACATATCATGAATTAGCTCATTTTTATTTAGAAGCGGAACATACAGATACTTGTCAATTAAATATAATGATGCCTATTATTACTAAAACTCAAGCAGATTCAATGTATAAAAATTTTAATACATATAAGGCTGGGATGTTCCGCGCGTATCATATTAAAAAGTTCCATGAAAAAGGAATAGAACGTTAGTACGGTAGTACGCCCTTTCAGGTCTTACTAACTTTTCGTCTGCTTTAATTGTGATCCAGGCTTATCTTTGTTTTGTTGATACCATTTTACCCAAACTTCTTTAACCTTGTCCCATGGGGTATTATGTCTTTGAAACACAGCTTGATTTTCCATATGGTATTCTTCTAATGCTTCGTCAAAGGAAATACGCTTCACTTTGGCACGCTTTAATAAGCCTTTAACATATGCCGGTACTTCGGTATTGGAAACCAAATACAAATAATGTGTTGGGGCTTGGGGTGCTTCTGCGGGATATGTTAAAGGTTCGGTATATCTATTAGATTGCACATACATGCGTTCAAACCCTTGTTGTCCAACATGTTCTAGTTCATGCTCTAATACTTCTTTAACTTCGGCAACTAGAGCCGACATGGATTTAGGAAACTCGGCCGGATCATATTCAATTAATATGTCTAGGGTGTCAACCCCTTTGCGAGGATCCATTCCTGCGCCTATTGAAAAAGCGATTCCAGACGATGGCGGAAGTTGCAGGAATGAAACATCTAAAAAGACTTCGGCTTTGGTTTCCCAATTGGTAGCCGCCAAATACAATTCAAATCGATCTTTTAGTTTAGTTTTACCTGCTTTAAATGCATTAATGATATCCCGGGATACAGCTAATATCATTTGTTTTCGTGTACGCTCGCCGCCTAATCTTTCTAGCAATATGTCTTTGAGTTTTATCATTTGTCTACTATACCAGTAAAATCATATTCCACATTACCAGGCTTTGGGTACGTTGGTACGATAAAAAACACATTGTGTTTTATTTGAATTTGATATTGTTTGTTGAGTTTCGATAATTGTTTTTGCAAATATGCATGATATAGTTTTCCCCTTTTATTTTGTGTGCGTCGATTGAGCGGATCGAAATCTTTTATTTCATCGTCGATAGGGTCAATTTTAATCGAATTGAAATACAATGTTTTATCCCATTCATTTAACCATGAGATAACTATATCTGTTACAGTGGACATTACTGCGTATTGTTCATGCAAATTTGTTGCTGTCATGGCTTGAGCTACCGATTGATCATCTACCGTTGTGAAATCCACTTCGGCCTCTAATTGTGGATTCTCGGTGATCCCAACTTTCTGCATATAATACTCAATTTGAATATCTACTCGATATCGAGTTCCTTTATCTGTAGTGAATTCGTAAACATTGATGGTGTCATGCCCATATAGATCGACTTCCAATGCTGGGTTATTCATGTTCGATTTGAATTGTTGAGGGGTTTCGCCTGCAGTCTTACTCCAAGCGCTAGGTTTAATATTGGCTTCGCCAACTTCTCTTAATATGTCTTTAAGCTTTATCATAATAACGCGTCTAATATAGCATATATTCTCGATGTAATGTATTTTATATCATATGATTGGGTATTAGGATGAAGAATGGAATGATATAGTTCATCATCAATTTCGCTCCATGCTCCATTTTTAATGCCTATATCTTTTAAAGCGGGAGTGATAACCTGATTAATTAATGCTAAATATCCTGAAAATATATTATTTGCAATTGTCTGTTTAATATCGTTAACGATTTTTTGTTTAGACGTGAATGTCCAAGCAGCTTTAGCTAACAATTTGTCTGCTCGAGAAAGGTCATTTAATAAGGTTTTAATGTCATATACAAGTACAGTCTTTAAAGTGTCAAGTGAGTATGTCTTGGAGACAGCTTCCATATATGATTTCACCATATGGTCTTTACTACTAGTAGGTGTAATACGCTTTGCAAATTCCACGGCGACGTTTCTTCGAAGAGACTTTTCTATTTTAATATACTTGGGAATATCGATATTATCAAAAAGATCGGGGTTCTTGGAATTAGCTTTTAAGTCTCGGATCATTTCCTCGATTCCATAAGCGCGATCAAATCCATTTAGGTCCATCCATTTACTCAAATTTGAATTGAGTCGAGCTTTCGACTCATCTTCATGCAATATATGTTTTAGTCTAATCATTTAATATAAATATGTACTAGAAGTATATATGCCCATATATTCAATAAAGAGCACCTATATAGCAAAAAATCTATGCTCACAATAAAAATTGATATAACCTGTACCTCCCGCACCAAGATGAGGGGGGCGTTAATGAAACCCTCCCCTACCCCCCCTTTTACCCCCCTATTAGCCCCACCCTCCCCCTTGTTCTACCCCAATGACCCCAACCCCTCCCCTATACCCTTAGAACGTAGAATAGACTCCGAGTCTCCCCGAAGTCTATCCCTGCCCTTGCTTATGACTTATATATAATATAGTCCAGGCGTCTTGTTATATATATAATACTATACTGCTAACGCTTTCTCTATCTTAGTATACTCTTTACCATCCTTACCTTTCATAGCATAGAAGAATGAGTCTATGTTCACATAATGTATTCTACCTCTAGTCTTCTTACCGAACATATCAAATTTATAATAGTCTAAGCTATTCTCTCCTATACGTCTTACCGTTACTAAGTCTGTGAATATATACTCTCCTGTCTCGGTATGTATATGATATCTATGTAATGTCATATAACCATTCTTATTAGTCTCTACTTTATATACGTCATTCGTATAGCTATATAATCTATGTTTCTTAAAGCTGAAGTACATACCTGCTTCTAAATTTTCTTTTGTCTTATTCATATCTCTTATATTTTTTATATTCGTTTAATAAGTTTTTTAATTCTTCTTTCCGTGCCATGTCTTTGCGATTCATTAATCTATTACATAACACTAATGTTAATACTAATGCTAACACAAAGCTTACTAATATTGATCCTAACAACATATCTTAATTATTAAAAATGAATGGAAATGGAATTGAGTCTTTCCCAATCTCTAATTTTTTATTGCCAATGTTCTCAGCTAAGCTTTGCAGCGCTTCGTCTTCAGTCATATTAAAACGAATCATTAAGAAGTTAACTAACTCCTGCCCTATTAATTCTTTATCATTATTCATATCTCTTATTTTTTAATTTACTTAAATATAAGGAAAAGATCGACGCGAGTCAACCTTTTCCCAATCTTTTTTTTAACTTAATCCTATCAATTCTTCTTTCAATTCTATCTCTAAGTCTTCAGCCATTTCCTTTAATCTATAATAAGGAGCATGCTCTAACTCATTTTTAATCTTCTCTTCGATATCACTAATTGTATATCCAGATCCAAATCCATAACATGTAATTGCTTTTTGAATATCTATCATTTCATCCGATGCACAATATTCCCATTCTCTAAATTCAAATCCTTCTGGGGTAAAATCTTCATCTGGACTAGTCATTCTAAATTCGAGCTCTACTGCATCATACTCAAGCTCTGCATCACTATATGCTAATAGCCATTTGCTGAATATAGTAGCCTTAATCTCTTCAGCAACCTTATCATTGTGATCATACATTTCCTTGCTCCAAGGCTTAACAATTGCTACTCCATACATTTCTTTAATTTTTTTCATATCTTTTAATTTTTTTATTTATATAAATATAAGGAAAAAAACCATGCGTGTCAACCTTTTTCCAAGAAAAGTTTCAGCAAATATTTACCACAGAAAAACAAATTGTAACACTAATATAAGGCAAATTTTTGTAGGATCCTAATTTTTTACAAGAAAAGTTTAAAAAAAGATTAGGGTACTTTTGTTTCCCCTAACCTTTGAGATATGCTATGCTTTCACAATTTGCTCTGCTACCATACTTTCACATTCTTCAAATCCCATAGCACATATTCTACATGCCTTTATAAAGGATCTCAAATTAATCTCAACGCCATCATATTTAGCTTCCAAGCTTTTCATAATTCTCAACGCCTTTGCTTTGACTTCCTTAGGGATCTTTGTTTCAATATCATCTTGCAAGTCTTCAATCCTTTTAAACATTTGCTTTGTGTTCATACTAATGTCTGCCACAAAACTTCTGGACTTAATTGCTCCATCTAATTTGCTTTGAGATATATTAGAGATGAATATAATCTTACCTGTAAACTCAAAGTGTCTAGGGACTGGATCGCCATATGTGTCCTTAAGCGGCTTTGTACTTATATAGCTAAGCTTTCTAGTGTCATAACTATCAAGCGCTGCCTTTAATAAATTAACTGCATCCACATCCTTAAAAACACTATCACAATCATCCAACACAATTATCTTATCACTATTCTCATAAATAGTTACAAACAATCCCGCTGCAGTCGCTCTACCTTTAAAGTGCACAAATTGCTTTGCCTCCTCTAAGCCCATATCAGTTAATGTCTTCTTAACCAAATAAGTCTTACCTAATCCTGCGCCTCCTGTAATGACAAGGGAAGGTTGAATTCCTCTACCTACCATTTTAGTAAGCTTCTCTAAATTGTCAAACATCACTTTTGGATCACGCTTCTCAACTACCGTCATAAAGCTAAGCTTTTGTGGCTCATTACTTTTAGGTTGAGAATTCTTAATTCTGCTAACTCTACCACTCTCGCCTACTATCAATACCTCATTGTTCTTTTCAGCGTTTCTAATTTGGATGTATCTAATTAAGCTCTCTGGAGCAATACTTCCTGTAGCCACATTCTTTGCTACTAATTTGCCATCTACCCTGGCCGGCTCATAAATGTTATTCATATCTCTTTTTTTAATTATACTTAAATATAAGGTAAATTCTGATAGGATCCTAATCTTTTACCAGAAAAGTTTAAACTTTAATCTTCGCTGAATATTTTATTTATTTCGGTAATTGCTTTGTCAATAGCCGATCCATATCCTAGGTGGTGTGCTACTGCTTTTGCGTTCTGGTAATCTGCTTGGGTGATATCATCGCCTAATCCTTTTAACAGTCTAGGATGCTTTTTAATTAACCTATCAGCCATATCAAGCTCTCCTTGTCTTACACCTTCTAGGTGTCTTATCAATCTTCCTATTTTTGCACTTCTATCTACGTTATTCATATCTCTTATTTATTAAATTTATTTTTTCTATACTCTTCAAAATGCTTATCAGATTTTTTTTCTAAATACGCTTTCAATACTTCTATTGCTATCAAAACCAATATCCCTAATATTACTCCTATCCAAATTGGACTCGTTACCCAAACCCAACTCCATGTTATCACTCCTACTAATTTTAGTATCAGGAATACTATGAATACTACTACGTTTAAACTTACTCCTTTTTTCATATCTCTTAAATTTTAAATTATACTTAAATATATGGAAAATATTAATGCGAGTCAACCTTTTTCCAAGAAAAGTTTAATCTTTTTTCTTGGTGCTCGGCTTCTTAGGTTTTGTATTTTTCTCTGCAATGTTTTGCTGGCTTGGAGTCATATGTACATATGTTCCTGTTTTCTGAAAGAAATTTGTTAATGTTCCTGGCTTCATATCTTAATTATTTTTTTTAATCCAATTACTAAAGTACTTTACTATAGGCGCTGGATATGTGTCTAATGCTAATAATTCTCCGTTATTAATAATGAATTTATATACATTATAATAAGTAGCCCAACATATTAGCTGGAAATCGGTTGGGTATTTTTTAGTGTCTAACATATCTCTTATTTTTAATTATACTTAAATATAAGGTATATTATTGTAGGATCCTAGTATTTTAGGAACTTTGTTTAATCTTTTTTTACATGAATTGTAATAGCTTTTCTATGCCTTTTACATTTTGCAAAGCTTTTTCTCCTTGTCTAATTAATTGTCTAGCTCTCTCACCTGTAACATTTAACTCCTCAGCTATATGCTCCATATGCATTGCATATTCTCTATCAATGCCATAAAACATTTTAACTGCGTCTCTTTGCTTAGGTTTTAGAGTATCCAATGCTACGCTTAGCATTTTCTTCATATCAACAATTTCATGAGATGCCTTTGCCTGCTCTCCTGCCAGATATCTATCTGCATATGTTTCACTCTCATCGTCTTCGCCTACTTTTTTGCTAGTACTAAGAGTTGAGAACTCTTTACCTTCTGTCATCGTTTTATGTGAAGGGATCCTTACCACTCTGCTATAATCATTTAAACACTTTTGTAATTCAGCTCTCACATACCATACTGCAAAGCTAATAAACTTTACACCTCTATCTGGATTAAATCGTTTTGCTGCTTCAAATAATCCTAAGTTTGCAAAGCCTATTAAGTCTTCTAACTCAACACCCATTCCCTGATATTGCTTAGCTACCTGAACTGCAAACCTCAAATTTGACTCCACTAACTTATTAACGGCATACCTATCTCCGGCTAATGCTCTCCTTGCTAATGCTGTCTCTGTATCTCTATCTAATAAAGGAGCCTTCTTAATTTCTCCCATATATTTTTTAACGCTTAATGTATCCGTCATTACCGCGCCAGTGCTTACATATATCTTACCCATTTTGTAACTGTATTAATGCTAAAGGACTAAATACTACGTCTTCGTCTTTTTGCTTTTTTAAACTTTTCTTATTACGCATAGCCTTTGCTACCGCACTATTATTTGTCGATGCCTTTGCATCTCTCCTAAATCTCGCAATAATTCTATCTTGCGCATCATAACCTTTTCTTACTTTTGCCATATCCTTTTTTTTAATTATACTTAAATATAAGGAAAAAATCAATGCGTGTCAACCTTTTCCCAATCTTTTTTTAAACTTTTTTAACATTCTATTTTTTGTACTTCGTCTTCTAATCTTATCTGGATAGCATCTGTAACCTCTCCATATTCTGGAAATATATCGGTTATTCTTCTTTCTCCATCAAAAACTCCTGGAACACCATATGGCGTATAGTGGTTGATTTCTACATGCACTTCATACCAGCTGGTATTTGTGACTACTACTTTACCTCTACTTTTATATACAATATCGTTAAGGTCGGTGAGCTGAATACTCCACACTTCAATTACTTTATCCAAATCTTTATGTAATACTTTCATATCTCTATTTTTTATTTTTAAATTCTTCAATTACCATTGCTAATAACAATCCTACTGTTACACACAATAAACTTTGTGTTATAATTTCTGCATATGTTACCTCAATTACTTTTTCTAATATATCCATTACTCAAACTCCTCTCCTATAAAGTCATAACCATTGTCATTAACAAAGTCTAATATTTCATCAAATATTTCTTCGCCTTCATCTTCTGTCAATCCGAGTTGTTCAACATCTGCCTCCTCCAAATTAATTCTAACCTCACAATCTATAAAACATATACTTGTCATGCCATCATATGTATATAGCTCCCACTCATATACATTATTACCATCCAAATCATAAGTTCCTGTAACTTCTCTTTCAAAGCCATCATGTCCATCTATTATTTCAATTTTATTCATATCTCTTAAATTTTAAATTATACTTAAATATAAGCATTTTTTTGTTCGGATCCTAGTCTTTTGCTAACTTTGTTTAAAAAAGTTATTCACAATTATATTGCAAAAGAATAACATAATTGCCAGCCAGAGCCATTGCCATAATTAACAACATACACATCCTGATCCTGCATTTCGAATTGCACATACACTCCACAAATTTTAATTATCATTTTATCCTCAGCGCTGTCATATGTTATTATATAATTGTCATAATCAAAAACACGTTCCAATTTCTCAATCGGCATACCAGTTTCATGTTCTAGTGCCTCAGCATAAATTTGACAAATTTCTAAATCACTATAATGTAATTTAACATCACCACTTTCACTTTTTCTACCATTTGCTAGTCCCATATCTCTTTTTTTTAATTTATTTAAATATAAGAAAAAAATCAATGCGAGTCAACCTTTTTCCAAAGTTTTTTTAAATTATTTTTTGTGCTCGTCATAATAGTCTTCCCAATCAATTCGGTCTTCTGGGTGACATTTGGCATTCCACGCTTTCCACGCTTTTCTCA